GTTCTACAGGTGCAACTGGACAAACTGGTGCAACAGGACAGACTGGTACAAGTTCTACAGGTGCAACTGGACAAACTGGTGCAACAGGACAGACTGGTACAAGTTCTACAGGTGCAACTGGACAAACTGGTGCAACAGGACAGACTGGTACAAGTTCTACAGGTGCAACTGGACAAACTGGTGCAACAGGACAGACTGGTACAAGTTCTACAGGTGCAACTGGACAAACTGGTGCAACAGGACAGACTGGTACAAGTTCTACAGGTGCAACTGGACAAACAGGTGCAACAGGTCAGACTGGTACAAGTTCTACAGGTGCAACTGGACAAACTGGTGCAACTGGAACAAGTGCAAGTGGTTCATTGACAACATATCAACTGGCAGATTATCTTTCCACAAGCACAAGATTGTGGGTTTGGGGCAATAATGCTATTGGTCAGCTTGGCGACAACACAGCAGCAAGCAAATCATCGCCAGTACAAACAGTCGCATTTGGCACAAACTGGAAACAGATTGCAACTGCGATTGGTGCTAGCGGATCTACAAATTCTGCTGGCATTAAAACTGATGGCACTTTATGGACTTGGGGTAGCAATGCTTATGGTCCATTAGGCGACAATACAAGTACACCAAGAAGCTCGCCTGTTCAGACTGTTACTTTTGGAACAAATTGGAAACAGGTTTCTTGCGGATACAGAAATACAGCAGCAGTAAAACAAGATGGAACTTTGTGGACTTGGGGAAGCAATAATAATGGACAGTTGGGAACCAACGGAGCTTCAAATGGACATGTTTCATCACCAGTACAGACGATTGCTGGAGGAACAACTTGGAAAATGGTTTCTGTCGGTAATGGATATGCTAATGCACCTGCTACTCATTGTGCAGCGACAAAGACAGATGGAACCTTGTGGATGTGGGGATATAACGGAAATGGACAATTAGGAGATAACACAAGAACATCAAGAAGTTCACCTGTTCAAACAATTACCTTTGGCACAAATTGGCAGCAGGTTTCTGCTGGTTATTATCATACAGCAGCCGTAAAAAATGATGGAACATTGTGGACTTGGGGATTAGGAACAAGTGGTCAGCTTGGCGACAACACAATTTTAAGCAGATCCTCACCTGTTCAGACTGTTGCTGGCGGAACGAATTGGCTTCAAGCTGCTGCTGGCAAGTTTTTTACGGCATGTATAAAAACAGATGGAACTTTATGGACTTGGGGATTAGGAACAAGTGGTCAGCTTGGCGACAACACAACAGCAAGCAAATCATCGCCAGTTCAAACTGTTTCCTTTGGCACAAACTGGAAACAAGTTTCTTGTGGTGATACTCATACAACAGCAACCAAAACAGATGGAACTTTATGGACTTGGGGAAATGGTGGCAACGGACAGTTTGGCGATAATACAATTGTTGCTAAATCATCACCAGTACAGACAGTTGCATATGGATACAGTTGGAAACAGACTGTTGCTGGATTGAATTTTACCATGGCTATCCAAAATGAAGCTGATGTTTCTTTGATTGATCAAACGCTTCCGAGTGGTGCTACTGGACAGACTGGTGCTACTGGTTTTACAGGACAGACAGGTGCAACAGGACAGACAGGTGCAACAGGGTCTGCTGGTACTGCAAGTGGAGCATTAACTGCAAGTCAGCTTGGCGATTACCTTTCTACAAGCACAAGATTGTGGGCTTTTGGTCTTGGAACAAGCGGTCAATTGGGTGACAACACAATATTAAGCAAGTCTTCTCCAATCCAGACAACTGCGTTTGGCACAAACTGGAAGCAGATTTCTGTTTCTAATCACAACTTGACAACAACTGCTATAAAATCAGATGGATCTCTCTGGTCATGGGGAGTAGGAACAAGTGGTCAGCTTGGCGACAATACGATTTTAAGCAAATCCTCACCAGTTCAGACTGTTGCTGGCGGAACAACTTGGCTTCAGAGTGCTAGTGGATTTGCTCATACAGTAGCAGTCAAGAACGATGGCACACTTTGGACTTGGGGTGACAATGCGATTTATGGTCAGCTTGGCGATAATACAGTTGCACTTAAAAGCTCACCAGTGCAGACAACTGCATTCGGAACAAACTGGAAAAATGTGGCTTCTGGCTCATACCATTGTGCAGCTACAAAGACAGATGGCACTTTGTGGACTTGGGGAAGAAATACAAGTGGACAGCTTGGCGACAACACCATAGTTCACAGAAGTTCTCCTGTTCAGACAACAGCATTCGGCTCGAACTGGGTTCAGATATCGTGCGGTTATTATTACACAGCAGCAGTCAAGAACGATGGTACACTTTGGACTTGGGGCATAAACACCTCTGGTCAGCTTGGAGAAAACACAGTAAGCTCTAGAAGCTCACCTATACAGACGGTTGCTTATGGAACGAACTGGAGACAAGTTTCCGCTGGCAATAGCATGACAGCATGTATAAAGACAGATGGTACTTTGTGGACTTGGGGTCAAGGAACCAATGGAACTCTGGGTGACAATACAGCGGTTTCGAAATCATCTCCAGTTCAGACAGTAACATTTGACACAACTTGGAAACAGGTTTCTGCTGGCAACGGACATATGATTGGCACCAAAACTGACAATACCATGTGGTCATGGGGATTGGGAACATCTGGTCAGTTAGGCGACAACACAATTGTTACGAAATCATCGCCAGTACAGACAGTTACTTATGGACTTAAGTGGAAACAAGGAATAGCTGGTTCGCAAGTTACTTACGCAATCCAAAATGAAGCTGATGTTTCTTTACTTGATCAAACGCTTGCTGCGAATAACATTTTAGGTGGTGACGCAGGGCAAATTCCTTACAATACTGGATCTGGATCAACTAGTTTCTTAGCTGCTGGAACAGCTGGTCAAGTTTTACAATCGAATGGAACGGCAGCACCTAGTTGGTCTTCTGCACCATTAGCAGCAAGTAGTATTTTCTTATCTAACAATTTTGGAGGTTTATAACTATGGCAGTAACAGCAACACCGATTTTCGTTCAATCGCCTTTGATTGGATATTTAGACATGTCAGCACAAACAGCTTGTACAACAAGAGGAAAGACTGCAACCGCATCTCTTGCTGGAGCTAATATTATACAGCTTTTAAATACAACCACTAATGGTTGTAGAGTTGACAGCATTCAAGTAAATGCTTGTTCTACTTCTATGACAGCAACTACAGCAGCTAACTTGGTTGGTATATGGATATGGGATGGTACTAATGCACAGCTTTATAATGAAATTGCAGTTACAGCAGTAGTTCCATCTACTACAACAGCAGGATTTACAACTACAATAACATTTACTAATCCTCTTGTGTTACCTTCTACATACAAACTTTATGCATCAGTATCAGTAACTACTACTGCTAGTACGACTGCTTTGCAAGTATTTACATTTGGAGGCAGTTACTAATGGCTGGAGCGTTTAGCTATGGAATGATACCAGCTAATTCTCCAAAAGGTTCTGCGTTTCAAGCAGTTCAAGATACTTTTATATCATCTGGTAGCATACAAATGTTTGCTGGTTCTACCGCACCAAACGGATGGTTGATATGTAATGGCGATGCTGTAAGCAGAAGTGCTTATAGTGACTTGTTTAAGATTTTAGGCACGACTTATGGTGCTGGCAATTCAAACACCACATTTACTTTGCCAGATATGCGTGGAAGATGTCCTATCGGTGTTGGAACTGGAACTGGATTAACAGCTAGGACTTTAGGATCAAATGTAGGTGCGGAAACAGCTACATTAGCAGAAGCTAATCTCCCATCTCACACTCATACAGCAACAGTTGGAACACAAAGTGCCACCCATACACACACAGGCACAAGCGGTGGTGTGTCTGCTAATCACTATCACAGTTATGGAACACCTATAGGAACAACTGGAGCTACTAGCGGTATTATAGACTCAGTTACTGCAAGTAGTTCTGGAACACCAATAACTGGCGGTTCATCTGCCGATCATACACATGCAACTACATTCGGAACTGGAAGTGCCACACATACACATTCGGTTGCGAATTCTAATACTGGAAGTGGAACAGCGTTTGGAATTATGTCGCCATCAATAGTTGTAAACTTCATTATAAAAACATAGGAGAATAATTGGCTGGATCTTTTTCTTACAACACGATACCGACCAACCTTCCGAAAGGCAGTTCGTTTGAATCTGTAAAACCTCCAATTATTCCGACTGGGATAATAGAAATGTTTGCTGGTTCTACCGCACCAAACGGATGGTTGATTTGTAATGGCGATGCTGTAAGCAGAAGTGCTTATAGTGATTTGTTTAAGATTATCGGAACTACTTATGGTGTTGGTAATTCTAACTCCACATTTACTTTGCCAGATATGCGTGGAAGATGCCCTATCGGTGTTGGAACAGGTGCTTCTTTAACCGCTAGAACTTTAGGATCAAATGTGGGAGCAGAAACAGCAACATTAGCGGAAACTAATCTCCCATCTCATACTCACACAGCAACAGTAGGAACACAAAGTGCCAATCATACACACACAGGCACAAGCGGTGGACAAAGTGCAGACCACACACACTATTTTTCTCATACTGCTGGTACATCGGGTTCTTATGGTTTAATGGACTCAGCCACAGCTAGTAGTTCGGGGCAACCTAGTACTGGAGGTATTAGTGCTGATCATACCCATTCAACTACCACAGGAAATGAAAGTGCTAACCATACACATTCGGTTACAAATTCTAATACTGGAAGTGGAACAGCGTTTGGAATTATGTCGCCATCAATAGTTGTAAACTTCATTATAAAAACATAGGAGAATAATTGGCTGGATCTTTTTCTTATAATTCGATACCGACTAACTCCCCAAAAGGTAGTTCTTTTCAAGGCTTGCAATCATCTATTACTCCTATTGGAGTTATAAGATTGTTTGCTGGTTCTACCGCACCAAACGGATGGTTGATATGTAATGGCGATGCTGTAAGCAGAAGTGCTTATGGTGACTTGTTTAAGATTATTGGTACAACCTATGGTGTTGGTAATTCCAACACCACATTCACCTTGCCAGATATGCGTGGAAGATGCCCTATCGGTGTTGGAACAGGTGCTTCTTTAACAGCTAGAACTTTAGGATCAAATGTGGGAGCAGAAACAGCAACATTAGCGGAAACTAATCTCCCATCTCATACTCACACAGCAACAGTAGGAACACAAAGTGCCAATCATACACATACAGGCACTAGTGGCGGTGCATCTGCTAACCATACACATGGTTGGGGGAGAAATGTTGGATCAAGTGGTAGCTATGGTTTAAGGGATGGTGCTAATAGAAGTGCCAATGGAACTCCGAATACTGGATATGTTAGTGCTGATCACAGCCATTCAACTACCACAGGAACTGAAAGTGCTAACCATACGCATTCGGTGACGAATTCTAGCACAGGAAGTGGAACTCCAGTTGGAATTATGTTACCATCAATAGTTGTTAACTTCATTATAAAAGTATAGGAGAAAAAAATGTTAAGTTTAAGTATTATTTTGACAAATAGAATAGATGCCTCTGGAATAGCAACAGAGGATATCTTTAACATAAATCTGATAAAAACAGATTCAGATGGTGTTTCAAGAAATATAACCATGCCAGTTTTACTTGACTCAGAAATCGGAAAATTTATATCTAATCTTTCTGATCAAGCATGGAATTATAATCCAACTGCTGCACCAGATCCTCTTTCTCAAGCAAAAGCATGGTCATTCCAAAATATAGATAATGAATGGGCAGCTTTAGAAAAAATTGGTTGGGATTCTGGTCGTGGATACCATTTAGGTATTTCATCCTCTGATGTAGCACTTCTTGTAGGTGTATTTTCTCTTGCAAAAGAAGCAGCAGCGTTAGGTCTTCCTTTGCCAAATTTAATTAGCATGGAAAATACGGCTGTTGTTTTCTCTTCTATAGAGGAAATGACAACTGTTCTTTTAGAATATGGACAAGCTCGTTCAATTCTAGCTGGTACATTTGCAGATAAAAGAAAAGCGGTAGAAAATGCTACGGAGGTTGGAGTTGTAGGTGTTATAATTTAAACACTAAGTATTGTCTTTTTTATTTGAAAATTATGCATAATAATCTTTATAAAAAAAGATATTGTTTTTAATTATTTTAAAGTCAATCTCCTGATACAATTTTAAAATTTAATTACAATGATTATAATAATAAATAATAAATAATAAATAAATAAAGATTAAATTTAATACATAGATATAAATAGTTTACTTAAAGTGGAGTACTTATATGCCTCTTATATTTCAGACAGTTTCTTATAATATATCACTTAATCAATTTTATAGTTTTAAATTTTTTTCCACTGATGCTATTCGTCCGCTATCTTGGACTCAAGCTAGTGGAGTTTTACCAACTGGCATGACATTATCTACTAATGGAATTTTATCAGGAACGCCAACTGTAGCTGGTACTTTTGAATTTAACATTAAAATAATCGATGCTACAGGTAACAAGGCCATTAATAAGGTTATAGTAACAGTAACAGATCCTACTCTTTTTGCAGGTACTACTGGTGCTACTGGTGTTACTGGTAAAACTGGTACTACTGGTGCAACTGGTGCCACTGTTGGTTCTACTGGTGCTACTGGTGCTACTGGTAAAACTGGTGTTACAGGACAAACTGGTGCTACTGGTGCTACTGTTGGTGCTACTGGTGCTACTGGTGTTACTGGTGCTACTGGACAAACTGGCACAGCCTTAACTGGTGCTACAGGACAAACTGGAAGAAAAGGAGAAACTGGTAATACTGGTGTAACTGGTGCAACTGGCACTACTGGTGTAACTGGTGCAACTGGTGCTACTGTTGGTTCAACTGGTTCAACTGGTGCTACTGGTGTTACTGGTGCAACTGGTGCAACTGGTGCAACTGGTGTAACTGGTGCTACTGGTGCTACTGTTGGTTCAACTGGTGCTACTGGTTTTACTGGCCAAACTGGTGCAACTGGTGCAACTGGTGCAACTGTTGGTTCAACTGGTGCAACTGGTGCAACTGGTGCAAGTGGTGAAACTGGTGCAACTGGTGCTGGTACTACTGGTGCTACTGGTGCTACTGGTAAAACTGGTGCTACTGGTGCTACTGTTGGTTCAACTGGTGCAACTGGTGCAACTGGAAGAAGAGGAGAAGCTGGTGCAACTGGTATAACTGGTGCTACTGGTGCTACTGTTGGTTCTACTGGTGTTACTGGTGCAACTGGTGTTACTGGTGCAACTGGTGTTACTGGTGCAACTGGTGCAGGAACAACTGGTGCTACTGGTGCAGGAACAACTGGTACAACTGGTACTACTGGTACTACTGGTACTACTGGTGCAACTGGTGCAGGTACTACTGGTGCAACTGGTGCAACTGGTGCAACTGGTGCAACTGGTGCAACTGGTGCAACTGGTGCAACTGGTGCAGGTACAACTGGTGCAACTGGTGCGACAGGTACAACTGGTGCAATTGGTACAACTGGTGCAACTGGTATTACTGGTGCAACTGGTGCAAGTGGAGCTACTGGCGTAGGTGCAACTGGTGCAACTGGAAAAACTGGTACTACAGGACAAACTGGTGCAACAGGTGCAACTGGAACCACAGGTGCAACTGGTGCAGGTACTACTGGTGCAACTGGTACTACAGGACAAACTGGTGCAACAGGTGCAACTGGAACCACAGGTGCAACTGGTGCAGGTACTACTGGTGCAACTGGTACTACAGGACAAACTGGTGCTACTGGTGCTACTGTTGGATCTACTGGTGCAACTGGTGTTACAGGACAAACTGGTGCAACAGGTACAACTGGTGCAACAGGTACAACTGGTGCAACTGGTTCAACTGGTGCAGGTACAACTGGTGCAACTGGTGCGACAGGTACAACTGGTACAACTGGTGTGGGTACAACTGGTGCAACTGGTGCAACTGGTGCAGGTACAACTGGTGCAACTGGTGCGACAGGCACAACTGGTACAACTGGTTCAACTGGTTCAACTGGTGCAACTGGTGCAGGTACTACTGGTACAACTGGTACAACTGGTGTGGGTACAACTGGTGCAACAGGAAGAACTGGTACTACAGGACAAACTGGTGCAACAGGACAAACTGGAACTACAGGACAGACTGGTACAACAGGACAAACTGGAACTACAGGACAGACTGGTTCTACAGGACAAACTGGTGCAACAGGACAAACTGGTGCAACTGGTGCAGGTACTACTGGTGCAACTGGTGCAACTGGTGCAACTGGTACAAATGGTACAACTGGTGCAATTGGTACTACTGGTGCAACTGGTACTACTGGGATTACTGGGATTACTGGTGCAACTGGTGCAGGTACTACTGGGATTACTGGTGCAACTGGTGCAACTGGTACTGGTGCAACTGGTGCAACTGGTACTGGTGGCGGTACTATTAGCAATGACATATCAACAAACTTAATTAGATATGTTACTTATGCAGATGCAACATCTGGTAGTCTAAGCACAATATATACTTCATCCACAAAGTTGACATTTAATCCTTCGACTGGCGACCTTACAGTTGGTGGAAATGTAACTGCAAATTCAGATTTAAATTTGAAAAAAGATATCGCTACGATTACAGACGCTTTGCAAAAGGTTCGTGACTTGCGAGGTGTTTCGTTTTCTTGGAAGGAAAATGGAAGAAAATCTATTGGTGTTATAGCACAAGAAGTGGAGAAAGTATTTCCAGAGCTTGTCAATGAAACTAATAGTATCAAGAGCGTTGCTTATGGAAATATTATTGGTCTTTTGATAGAGGCTATAAAACAACAAGACAAGAGAATTGATGACTTGGAAAGGAGGTTGTAATGGCTTTCATTTCTGGTCCTGATGGCGACCTTAAAAACGCTTTCGTTTCTGACGCTTGGCTTCTTGACCAATTCGTTGGTAATACACTTTTTACTTGGGGATATAATGGTGTGGGTCAGCTTGGTGACAATACAATTGCAAACAAGTCAAATCCAGTTCAGACAGTAGCTGGCGGAATAAATTGGAAGCAAATTTCTGGCAGTATTAATACTCATACAGTTGGAATTAAAACAGACGGTACTTTGTGGGCTTGGGGGCAAAATGCTAATGGACAGTTAGGCGACAGCACAATTATAAATAGATCATCACCTGTCCAGACAATTGCATTTGGCACAAATTGGAAGCAAGTTTCTAGCGGTTATTATACAGCAGCGATTAAGACAGATGGAACATTGTGGACTTGGGGGCCGAATGTCACCTTTGGTCAGCTTGGCGACAATACTGTTGCACCAAAAAGCTCACCAGTACAAACAGTTGCATTTGGCACAAACTGGAAACAAGTTTCTTCTGGATTTTACCATTGTGCAGCTATAAAAACAGATGGAACTTTGTGGACTTGGGGAAGAAATAATTATGCACAATTGGGCATAAATACAGTAGCAAATAAATCATCGCCAGTGCAAACTGTTGCCTATGGCACAAATTGGAAAAGTGTTTCTGCTGGTGGAAGAACCACAGCAGCAATAAAAAACGATGGAACATTATGGATTTGGGGTGATGGTGATAAAGGAGAACTTGGCGATAATCTAAGTTATGTATCAGGAAACAATAGAAAAAGTTCACCGATTCAGACAATAACATTTGGAACAAACTGGAAACAGGTTTCCGCTGGTTATTATCATACAACAGCAATAAAGACAGATGGAACATTATGGTGTTGGGGTTCTAATACAGATGGACAATTAGGCGACAATACTATTGTAAGCAAATCATCGCCAGTTCAAACAATTGCATTTGGTACAAGCTGGAAACAAGTTTCTGCTGGTTATAAATTTACAGCAGCAATAAAAACAGATGGCACTTTGTGGAATTGGGGAGCAAATACCAATAACGGTCAATTAGGCGACAATACAACAGCAAGTAGATCATCGCCAGTTCAAACAACAGCATATGGCACAAATTGGAAACAAGTTTCTTGTGGGGGTTATCACACAGTAGCAGTAACAAATGGAGATATATAAAATATGTACGCAATAATAAACAACGGAAATATAATTCAAACTTTATTGAAATGGAATCCAAGGATGATCAGTTCAATTCTCCAAGAGGAGCTTGAGCTAGACATCAAGGTTCATTTCCCAGACGAAGCAAATGTTCCATGGACTATAAACGAAGAAACAAAGATATTCCAAGTAAGGGAAATAAAACCAGAATACAACCCAAAGATAGAGGAATTGACTGGGCCTAACTGGGAAATAACAGAAGATTTTGCAATAGCAAACTATGAAGTAAAGCCTCTTATACTACAAATAGCAAAAGCTAATTTGAAACAACAACTATCTTTAGAAAGAAGATTTAGGGAAATAAAAGACATAAATATAACCCTTAAAGGACAAGAAGTAACAGTTAGTACAGACAGGGAAAGTCGTGCTGTATATGCGTCAAAAATATTGACGATAGGCGATCTTACTGCACACTGGAAATTTCCACAGACTTGGATAGAAATTACGAAGTCTGATTTAGAAATAATCATCTCAGAAATAGACAAGGTTGTTCAAGCTGCTTTCGATTGGGAATTTACAAAATTAAACGAAATAGAAAACGCAGCAGATCATATTTCAATTGACACTATAATATTAAAAGAAGTAGTGTCTAGCCCTACTCCAACACCAGAAGGATAATATGGCAGTTACTGGAAGTATTACAACTAGATTTATAGATGAGAAAGGTGTCGATCTTGGCAAAACCCTGATCGAGAAGGATTACCTTATTTCCGTATACCCAAATATAATGAACCAGTTTAATACTCCCATGTTGATGACTTGGGGATATAATGGTTATGGCGAATTGGGTAACAATACAATTATAGACAATTCAAATCCAGTTCAAACTATTGCTAGTGGTGCAAACTGGAAAAGTTTTGCTTGTGGAAATCTTCATACAGCAGCGATAAAGACAGACGGAACTCTGTGGATGTTTGGATATAACTTAGCAGGTGCCCTTGGTGACAATAGTGCTGCAAATAAATCATCCCCAGTTCAAACTGTTACATTCGGCACAAATTGGAAACAAGTTTCTGCTGGTTATCAAACAGCAGCAATAAAGACAGATGGTACTTTGTGGTTGTGGGGAGCAAATGGTACTAACGGTCAATTAGGAGATAATACTGTTGTTCGAAAAAGTTCACCAGTTCAAACTGTTGCATTTGGCACAAACTGGAAACAGGTTTCTTGTTCAAGCTATTATACTACTGCGATAAAAACAGATGGAACTTTGTGGACTTGGGGTAAAAATACTTATGGACAATTAGGCGACATCACAATAATAAGCAAGTCATCACCAGTGCAAACGGTTACTTATGGCACAAATTGGAAACAAGTTTCTGCTGGTGGAAGAACCACAGCAGCAATAAAAAACGATGGAACATTATGGATTTGGGGAAATAGCGATAAAGGAGAACTTGGCGATAATACTGTTATATCAAAAAGTTCACCAGTTCAGACTATAACATTTGGCACAAACTGGAAAAGTGTTTCTGCTGGTTATTATCATACAACAGCAATAAAGACAGATGGAACATTATGGTGTTGGGGTTCTAATACAGATGGACAATTAGGCGACAACACAATTATAAGCAAATCATCACCAGTTCAAACAATTGCATTTGGCACAAACTGGAAACAAGTCTCTGCTGGTTATAAATTTACAGCAGCAATAAAAACAGATGGTACTTTGTGGAATTGGGGAGTAAATACTCCTTACGGTCAATTAGGTGACAACACAATTATAAATAGATCATCGCCAGTTCAAACAACAGCATATGGTACAAATTGGAAACAAGTTGCTTGTGGAGGCTATCACGCAGCAGTCATAAAGGACGGTGACTTTTGATTATACAGATAGAAAATTTTTATAATACGCAAAATCTATATGAAGTGGTAAAAGATCTCCAATTCAAAGAAAACACATATGGTGAGGAAGTCATAGATTTTAATTTAATACCAGAAAACTTACATAAAGTATTTGGTGAAATCCTCAATCAAGAAATTACCATCACGAAGGAATCTGGAATCCTGAGAAAAACATTTGATAACATACACTTTGAAAGTTTTAACCATAATAGCCTTTGGGTTTGCATAATACCACTTGAGAAGACTACATTTAAATTGCATAGACACAAGGAAAAGAACTACTCGAATGTCATGCAAGTACAAGAAGAACTACAAGGATTTATAAAAGAAAACTGCTTCAATAAAGAAAATTGGAATGACTCAGCTACATTTGAACTTAACGCTGGTGATATGGTAATGTTCAAGCCTTTTTTGTGGCACTCAATTTCCAAAAATCTTGTGAAGGTTTTCTATCTGGAGGCACATGTCAACACCATTTAGATTCAAGAATGCCGATAATATTATAGTAGATTTTGAAGACTATTATGTTCGTGCTGATTACTTTAAAAGCGGGAATCTGTGGTCTTGGGGATATAATACTCAAGGTCAGCTTGGCGACAATACAGTTGCAAGAAAAAGTTCACCAGTACAAACAGTTGCGTTTGGGTCAAACTGGAAAGAAATTTCTTCTAGTCAGTTTTTCACAGCAGCGATAAAGACAGACGGTACTTTGTGGTGTTGGGGAGACAACACCAACGGAAATCTTGGTGACAATACAAGTGTAAACAAGCAATCACCAGTTCAAACTATTACATTTGCTACAAACTGGAAAGAAGTTTCATGTGCGGATGCATCAACAGCAGCAATAAAGACAGATGGTACACTTTGGTGTTGGGGTGCTAATTTTAGTGGTACTATTGGCGACAACACAGCAACAAATAGATCGTCACCAGTTCAAACATGTACCTTTGGTACAAACTGGAAACAAGTTGCTTGTGGAACCTCTAATGTAACAGCTATAAAGACAGATGGTACATTGTGGTGTTGGGGAACAAATTATCCTTACGGTCAATTGGGCGATAATAGTACTGTAAGCAAATCATCACCAGTTCAAACAATTACTTTTGCAAATAATTGGAAACAAGTTTCTGCTGGTATTAACAGTACAGCAGCAATAAAAACAGATGGTACTTTGTGGACTTGGGGTAAAAATACAAGTGGTCAATTAGGTGACAATACAATTATAAGCAAGTCATCACCAGTTCAAACAATTTCAGGTGGAACAACATGGAAACAAGTTTCTTCTGGATATGAACACACAGCAGCCGTTAAAACAGACGGAACTTTGTGGCTTTGGGGAGATAATTCTTATGGTAAACTAGGAGATAATACTACATTATACAGAAGTTCTCCAGTGCAGACAGTTGCATTTGGAAAAACATGGAAACAAGTTTCTTGTGGATCTGCAACCACAGCAATAAAGACAGACGGAACTTTGTGGGTTTGGGGAAGGAATTTTAGTGGACAATTAGGCGACAACACATCAGTCGACAAATCATCACCAGTTCAAACTATAATGTATGGAACAAACTGGCAAAAAACTACTGGTAACATGTATTTTACAGCAGCGATACAATATCAAGATGACTATTAATAGAGAATGTGGAGATTGCAATGCCTGTTGTGTCTGGCTAAAAGGAAAATCCTACAGCCACGAATTTGGCGGAGGAAAACCATGCCATTTCCTTAAAGGAAATTGCTCAATATACGAAACCAGACCAGAAGTCTGCAAAACCTACCAGTGTGCTTGGCTCCAAGGTCTTTTCTCAGAAAACCTCAAACCAGAAAAATCAAAAGTCATCATATCAGTAGAAAACTGGAGCAAAGGTCAATTTCTCAGAGCTATCGAAATGGGAACTAAAATGGATGATAATGTCTTAATAGAAATCCAAACATTCTGCCAAACACACAACTGCCCAGCAATAATCCAATATGACGGCAAAATCTTCATAAATGGACCAGATGAATTCATAAAAGAAAAAACCACATAATCCATATCTCAGTCTGCCTAACATATAGACGCAAATCCAATCCATATCTCAGTCTGCCTAACATATGGAAATAAATTTGCTAAAATCAAGCCTCCTATCTTATAATAATAACAAGGACAATTACAAAAGAATTAGTCATTACAACAAGGACAAATATGAAGATCAATATTGGCGGTGGACTAAAAAGATTTGAGGGATTCGTAAATGTAGATGCAGATCCAAACACCAAACCAGAATACCTCCACAACCTAGAAACAGAAAAACTTCCATTCGAAGACAGCACAGTGGAGGAAGTAAAAGCACACCACATCCTAGAACATATACACGATTTGGGTCATGTCATAAAAGAAATTTATAGAGTATGCAAAAATGGTGCAGTAGTAGACATAGCTTTCCCACACCACTTCGCAAGAAACTTCTTCGGGGATTATACCCACTGTCGTGCTTTAACTGTTGAGATGTTCAAACAGTTCAGTAAAAAATACTGCCTTTGGCATCAAGAAACCTATGGGTCTTCTTCTGGACATGCAATTACTCACAATGTTGATTTTGAGGTATTAGATTACAACTATTCAATCCATGCAGACTATGCACAGCTTGAAGCTGAAGGTAAGTATGAAGAAATCGCAAGATACGCAGAACACCTTGTAAATGTTTATCAAGATGTTTTTATCAAATTAATCGTTATAAAGGAATAACACATGAAAAAAGAAGAAAATGTTGGCGTTAATGATCTTGAGCCATTCGTAATGACACTTAAAAATTTAGGTGCAAAGAGTCTTGCCAAACAAGTGCTTGATGTGTTTGCTAAAAACGCTTTTTCGTTTGAGCAACAAGACAATATTAGTAAATGTTATTTTAAACTTCAACATTATGAAGAAGCTATAAAGCATGGTGAGAAGGCACTTGTAAACGCACACAGTCCACAACTGATGTACATGACTAGATTTAATCTTATAAATGTTTACAACCACGCAAATTATCCAGAAAAAGCATTAAATTACATAAATGCTAACGAAAAACTTATTCCAATGGACTATGATTTGCAACTGGAAAAAGCATATGCTCTATTCCTTTCAAACAGGAAAACAGAAGCTGAAGAAATATTGCACCATGTACTTGCAAATTATAAAGAACTCCCAGAAGAAACTGCACTCAAAATAAAGTTTAATCTTGGAACATATTACCTTTATAGAGATAAATTCCAAGAAGGATTAAGGCACTTTATTCTCGATGGTGCAAAGATGCGTTTGTGGAATACAGAAACAATATTTTCAAGAAACAAGAAATTAAATCTTCCTTTCTGGGAAGGTTCTCCAGATGTGAAAAACTTGGTAATTTACGCAGAAGCTGGAAGCGGAGATGAAATTATCAATATAAGATTCATGCAGCATCTCAAGGGAAGAGGAATAAATGCTTATTGGTATGCAGTTTGGCATAAAGAAGAATGGAAGAATGAAAGAAAAGGACTTCTTGATATATTTAAAAACAGTGGATTCCCTGTGATTACGAATTTGGAAGAATTGAAGGATATTCCAGACTTAAAATGGACATATTCAATGCATCTTCCTATATATCTAAATCTTGAATATAAAGACCTATGGGATAAGCCTTACATCTCATCTTCTAAAGAATACGATGATAAGTGCAAGTTAGATGGAAAGTCTCCAAAAATAGGCATTAGATGGCAGGGTTGCCCTGCTTATGATCATGATTTGCACAGAAGTTTTAAAGTAAAAGATTTATATGAAGTATTAAAAGATGTTGATGGAACATTCTATAGTCTGCAACGAGATAATGGGCTTGAGGAAATCAAGGACTTCCCTAATTTGATTGATTTATCTGAAAAAATGGATTCGTTTCAAGAGACTTTAGGATTCATTCAAAGTCTTGATTTTATAATTACGAGTTGCACAAGTATTGCACATCTTTGTGCTGCAAGTGGCAAAGAAGTGTTCGTAATGGTTCCGATTTCCGCTTATTATGTTTGGAGTCATAGTGGCGATAAATCTCCTTGGTATGGTGATAATGTGACACTTTTACGACAAGAAAAGCCAAGATGTTGGAAAGCACCATTGGAAAAATTGAAGAAGATATTATTTGACAAGAAAATTTTAAAATGATAAAGTCTTATTACAACTATTCTGATTTTCAATTTAGTTTTTTTTATTTTTTGTTTTGTCTCTCTTGTGAAATTGAAAAATTGATGAAAAACGAATATTATATTTTGTTTTTGATAATAGCAATGATTTTCGTGTTGCAAATTGGTGTTCCTTTGATTGTAGATTATTTTATGATGGAAGATAAAAATTATGATAACTGAAGAAGAGCCGATGTATGTCTCAGTAGAGATGAATCTTTATTCATTCCACATCTATAAGATTGTACTTTATGGACTTGAGTTACACCCTGCTGGTAAAGAAGGAACGATGTGCCTTACCAAAATAGAGTCCATAGATAGTAGTAGGATTTCCGAAGAAATAATTGTTGTGAAGGCATGGTCTGAGATGACGGAACCTGCGTCTTTAGTTTCAATAGAATTGCCGATGAAGCATTTTGATAAAATTATTTTGATGGGTTTGCAACGATATTTTGGCAACTCTGTTTATACAGCTGAACTTGTAGGTGTATTTCATCTTGTCGATTCAATTCTTTCTTCGTATGTTTTGAAAGTAATTCTTAGGGGCGAATTAGACAAAACAGACCAAGAAAAATCTGCCTCACAAATACTTGAGATGGCTTATCCTGAATTATCTCAAAAAGATAGAAATAATAAACTGAATGTAGAATTAGATAAAATTAAGGGAGATGAGGCATCACAAAGCGAATTTAGGGATGATATCAAAGAGAGACATATCGGCAAAGAATGGGAGGAATGGGATTCAAGTCATCCACTGACGGCAGCAAGTGGAGTAGTAGGACATCTTGGAAAAGAAGGTGAGGCTGGAAAAAGCCCACAGCAATATATAGTTGAACTCGAAAGGGCTATGCTTGATAATAGCGAATGCAATCTTGAGATTCAAAAATCTCAACGAGAATATATTGAAGAACTTAAAAAGCTTATTGACACCACCAATAGTTATAATCTTGAGCTTCAATCATATCATGGGATGTTGGAGATGCTAGTCGAGCGATACGAAAAAGCGATATTAGAGCATAAAGAAGAAATGACACAACATTGGAAAAATATTGGAATTGATGAAGTTCAGATACCAGATTTAGAAATGAATAAAAAGCTGTGGTCGGCAATTTATAATACAGAAATTATAAGGGCAAAAACTATAAGGTCACAAACTGTGACCAAAGAATTAGAAAAAGAAAATGCAGATTTGAAAGTTAAATTGAAAATGGCTTTAGGATTGCTTTCCGTTAGAGAACAAATGTTGGTAAATTTAGAAGAGAGTAGTTTGTAGCTCGTCACATTAAAAGGACAACAATCATGGGCATAACACCAGAAGAATTAAGTACACTTCGCAAATTGACATCAGAAGTGAAAAAAATAAACGAGAACAACATCGTTCTCGATATAAATGGAGGCAAGTTGTACACTGGTGGTAAGGAGTTCAATATTCACTCTAGCAGGATGGAATCCGACATTGTTAATACCGAATTTACTGAAATAAAACTTTTAGTAAACTTTGACAAACCAATAACAGGAGAACAATTATGAGCCTAACTGATAAATGTCTTGCGTTTGTTATTGGCATTAGCGTGTCTGCACTCATTTGGAGCATTGTAGCAATACATATCGCACAAACAAATTTGAAAAAATCAAGAGATGAAATGTTAGAAAATAATCTCATGATGATAAGGTTGGTAAGCGATATTATCAAAAAAGAAATTAAACAATAGGAGAACAGAAATGAGTGATCTAGATCAAAGACCAGTAAAAGATGAATGGAAAATTGTGACCGATCCAAATGATCCAAGTATGATGAAGATGTTTTTAAATGGTCAAGAGTTTGAGGTTAATTCTTTCGGTCTTGGGAAGCGTAACAAAAAAGGGAAATGCGTCATGAAATTAGAGGTGCTAATCGACCTCGATCAATTAACAACAACTCATGACACAAGAGAAGGACATAGTAGAGCATGGAGAGCAGCACAGGATAAATTCATGAGCAAATTTGAAAGTAAAAGTGGTGAGCTTGATGCACATACATTAGTTGATGATGTGACTGGTGTGATTATATTGAAAAAGAATATGACCAGTGCGGATGTGCTTGATGCGTATTTGAATGGGGTGCATACGATTCCTATTGATCTAAATAAAGTAACTGTTGATGAAAAATAAATTTAAATAGGGTTTACTTTTTGACAAACTCTGTTACGATGTAGATGTAAAAAACCAACAAAGGAGATAGTAATGATCAAGATTACAGAAAAAAATGACGAAGTTACTTACGAAGAAAAATGGAATGCAAAAGCATGTTACGAATATGCTTTGAGTGATAAAGTCATGTTCAAATTACTAGCACCTTGGAAGGATGGGGAAGAGACAATAGCTAAAGATGCAAAATGGTCTTACTATTATGCATTGAATGTTTTAGAAGCACCTTTTCCGTTAGGTGAAGCTGCGATAGCTAAATGTGCAAATCGTTCTCATATGTATGCGTTGAATGTTTTGAAAGCACCTTTTCCGTTAGGTGAAAAGGCGATAGCTACAGATGAATATTATTCTTTTATTTATGCGAGAGATGTTTTGAAAGCACCTTTTGCAATAGGCGAAGAGGCAATAGCTAGAAGTGCAGAATGGTCTTATGATTATGCACTATATGTTTTAAATGCACCTTTTCCATTAGGTGAAAAGGCGATAGCTACAAGTGCAATATGTTCTCATGTTTATGCAAGACGAGTTTTACAAGCACCATTTTTAAAAGGTGAAGCTGCAATAGCTACAAGTTCACAATGGTCTTATGATTACGCAAAATATGTTTTAAAAGGACCATTTAAATTAGGTGAAGCTGCAATTGCTAAAGATGCAAAATATTCGCATCGTTATGCAAAAGACATCTTAAAAGCAACCTTCGCATTAAATGTGAGTGGTGAATCCACAGTTGTAGATGTAGAAATTAACAAAGGAGAAATTGCAAAAGAAGACGATGCCAATGAAGTCATACTTTGGAACGCAAAAGATATTCGTGAAGATAGAGCGAAAAAAGCAACAGGAGAACAGAAATGAGCGACAAAGAGATTGAATGGTGTGCATACGATTCCTATTGATCTGAACAAGGAAATGAAAAATGATATATAGAGTAATTGAAAGAACGACAAATCTATATCGTAATCAATTCACTTATTGGGATAATAAAGTTCTTTACTGTGGCATCAATAACACACAAGCTAGAGTGACATATCTTTCGAGCAAACCTAATGACTACAATAATGGATTTGGCGAAACCGCTTCTGAAACTGTTATAGAAGAGTTTAAAAGCTATTCTAAAGATGTTAGATCAGAAGAGGTTGTCTTTACTAATAAAATTGAAATAGATGAACAAGCAGTAAAAAAAACTATTGCCGAAATAAAAGAATTAAACTGTTCTGAAACTGTTTCGACATCACATGTTAGACTATCAAGAAAAAATAATGATTTGAATGTAGAGATTAAAGTTGGAGAAAAATGGATATGTGTGATCAATGATATTTATGATCAAGATTTCGTGCATGTCATTACAGTTTCAGACCTTTCCGAAGTCAACAAGAAATTTAGGATGTAAAAATGCACATGACTTTGAATCATTTAATTTTGGCATTGCTATTTTTAGTGATATTTGTTCCAATCGTAGTATTGCTTAGTCCAAATGTCGATGAGATTGAAGAATGAATTTACAAGAATTGCAGCAAGAGGTTTTAGACGCTTCTTTTTCCGTTCACAAATCAAAGTTAGCCTTGCGAAATGCAAGAATTGCTACTTTGGAATCTCACAAAAGATATAATATTGTTTCGAAGAAATATCAACTTGCGTTAAAAGAGCAAGATAAAATCGCATATGAAGCAGTAGTTAGTGGTTGTGCAACACTAGCTTGCTCTGCCAGATGTATTGTGAGATTGCGATGAAGGCAGAAGAGTTTGATGAGAAGTTTGATAATGGAGAAGATATATTAAGTTGTTTGAATATCGGGGAAAATATGACTTTGCCACAGGAAAGAACTAGGTCAATTGCACAAACAAGAAAATTCTTGGTTGATCTTGCATTTAATTTAAAGAGAATTCCAAAAGAAGTACGAGAAATGGCTAAGGGATGTTTGCGACATTACCCTGATGTATCACATATTCAAGAAATGTGTGAGAAATGTCCAGAAATAATGGATATGCAAACTACCAATTCCATGATAGAATGTTTTCGTTGGACTGGTGTTGATGATGCTGTTAAATTGGGCAAAAAAATAAAGAAAGAAAGAAAAAATGAAAATTAATTCTCCAGTTATTGCGATATACATTCTTCTAATATTGGTTCCTATTTCGTACTGCATATATTTGAATGCAGAGATGAAAAACGCAATGGAGGATTACAAGTATATGCACAGTAAGGCTTTTGTCCTAGAAGATAAGGTAAACTACGAGGAACTAACGAACTATAATACTGGGTTTAGCGATGGATACGAGAGTGCTAAAACTCAAGAAAAGTTGATTGGTTGGCAGGCTTCAATTTTGACTAAAGGATATGAAAGTGGAGTTATAAAATGTTATTATGTTTCGAGTGATGGAAAACAAATTGAATTTCCTCTCACTAAATGGGTCAATGTTGAATTTCCTCTAAACAAATGGATGCCAAGTAAGTGATTGCTGTATTTTTTATATTAATGCCCATAACTATTATTGGCATTTTATTATATTTATCATATTTAACATTTCAATTATTGGTCGAAGTTATAAAGTTGAAAAAACTTCGTAAAGATGTTGAATCTGAAAAAAGGTTGCCGAGAATAAAAGAAAAAATCAAAAAAGGAAGATTCACAAGTTTGATTAATTCAAAAGGTTAAAAATGACATTAGAAAATTTAGTTAAATTTTTGGCTAATACAGGTAAAACAAAACTTGCAATTGAAGTTGTTGATCACTTTTCAGAACATTCAAAAGATTTAAATGATTACATTGAATTATCAAAAGCATATTTTTCAATTCATGAATATGATAAGGCAATAGATGCTTGTGAAAAAACACTTTCGATGACATTTGATTATAATGTAAAAAATGAAATTTTTAATAATATGGCTAGAATTTATTTATTTGCCAATATGAATGAAGAAGCATTGAAAATTTTAAACATTTTACCACCAACTCCAGATGTTTTAGTGATGAAAAATGACATATTAAAAGCAATGGAACATAAAAAAGAAGTTTCTGCGACTGGTTGTTGGAGTTTGAAATTAGCAGAAATACATATTTTTTGTGAAGAGTTAGCAGAATGGATAAGTAATTATCTTGATAATAATAAAACAATTCATGATTTTGGATGTGGAATTGGCAGTTATTTAAAACATTTAAATAGCAAAGGATTCGTTGATTTGACTGGATATGAAGGTGAAGTACCAAATAAAGAATTTTCAAATATATTAAAACAAGATTTATCAGAAACTTTTAAAGTAAACAAAAAAGGAAATGTGATTTGTTTAGAAGTTGGCGAACATATTCCAAAACAACATAAAGATGTTTTTTTAGATAATATTTGCAATGCTTGTGATGACAAATTAATATTATCTTGGGCTATAAGAGGTCAACACAGTTCTTCTCATGTTAATTGTTTAAACAATGATGAAGTAATACCAGAGATTGAAAAAAGAGGATTTCGTTATTTGAAAGAAGATTCTACAAAAGCAAGAAATATTATAAATCCATATGGATGCAATTGGTTTCGGAATACTATTTTAATATATGAAAAACTATAAAAAAGAATTTGAAGAATTAAAAGAAATTTCAATAAAACTTGCTGGAATGGCAAGGAATCATGCAATTCAAAAAAGTCCAACTACAGATCTTTACAATAAGTATATAAAAAAAATGTTTGATCTTGGATGTTTTTCAAAAGAATTTGATCAAGAAATTCTTATAGATGACTTAAGATAAAATGGAAATATTAGAACCAACACTTAACTGGAACTACAATACAGAAGTAAGTAATTCTTATATTATCACCATCAAAGATCATAAGAATTCAGAGCTTATGGGGCAACGATGTCTTGATTCTTGCAATAGCGTTGGACAAAAGGCAGTTATATGGGATGCCTTTGATGGTACTGGCGAAAAGATCAAAGTTCCAGAACATGCTAGAAATACTAATTGGTTGAAGTGGTTGAAATTAACAAATTACAGTTTAACTAAACCAGAAATTTGCTGCTGGCTTTCTCATTTTTCTCTTTGGTGTAAATGTATAGAAGAAGACATGCCTTTAGTAGCACTAGAGCACGATGCTATTATGCTTCAACCTTTTACGCACCATAATGTATTTAATTCAATTGTTTATTTAGGAAGTAGCGAACAAGTTAAAAGCAATTATTGGAATCCAATACCACCACATGCACAACTTGGTCATAATTATCGTTATATTCTTAGAACACACGCTTACTCAATTGATCCATTAATTGCTAAAAATTTGGTATCTCATGCGATTGAAAGAGGAATTTATACTGCGGTTGATGTGATGATGAAGATGCAAGAGTTTTCAATAGTATCATTTGGTATATTTGCAGCAGACATGGCAGGAGAAACTACCATATATGAACATGATGTTCCCTTTAAGGCTTAACAATGGAAAAACTAAAAGAGACATTAAATTTCAATTATAATACAGAAATAGAATCTGCATATATCATTACGATAAAAGATCATGAGCTTTCGGAGTCGATGTCTAGAAGATGTGCAGAAAGCTGTGATAAAGTTGGAATGCCATATAAAGTATCAGAAGCATTCAATGGAACTACTGGAGAAATAATAGTTCCAGAACATTTGAAAAATCAAAATTGGTTAAAATGGGTTAAAGTTGTAAATGAAGCTTTAGCTTTTACTGAAATTTGTAATGTTTTAAGTCATGTTGCACTTTGGGCACATTGTGTTGAAATAGATAGACCAATTATTGCTTTGGAGCATGATGCAATTGTTTTACAAAACTTTACACATCATCCAGCATTTAATGCGATTATATATTTAGGAAGTATTGAGCAGCTTCAAAATAATTATTGGGGCAGTATCCCAATTCATGGTCAGTTGAATTGCAATTATAGATTTTGTTTAAGAACACATTCTTATTCTATTGACCCAGTGATGGCAAAAAGACTTTTGTCTAGCATTGTTAAAAATGGTATTACAACATCAATTGATGTAATGCTTAGAAGTGATATTTATACAATATTACAATTTGGAATATTTGCTTATGATCAGGCAGATGGAGTTAGCACATCACCAGAAAAAGATGACAAGAAAAAAGATCCTAGACTTATGAGGATTAATAATAAGATTTTATAAGTAATTATCTAAAAGCGTTATTAGATTGATCTTTGCCATCTGCATATCTTTTTGCGTCTGACATATTTTCATTTTCTATTTCTTTTTCTACTGCTGTTACTATTTCTTTTTCAATTTTAGACACAATACCATCATTGTTTAATTTATTCATAATAGCTTTTTTTATATTTTTATTATTTTCAATATCTTTAGTCATATCAAGTAAACCATTTTTTTTCAAAGTAGAAAAGCTACTATCCTTAGATTCTTTTTCTTTTATAATTTTTATTGATCTATAAAAAGAATATAAAAGTTCATACAATGATTCTGTTATCTTTTTGTATTCATCTGGAGTTTTACCAGACTTCATTACTACACCTGCTATTATTTCTTTGATTTTTCCAAGAGTTTCTTTATCGTCTTCCCACCAGTTAGCTTCAAGCAGATCTCTTTTTTCAACATAATCTTTAAATTTCATAATATTATTTATTGTTTATATTAAAAATAATATTAAAATTCTTTTAACTAAAAATTATTTAATATATATTAGATTATTTTAAGATTTTCTTGATATTTTTATGATAAATAATTACATGAGATTTAAAGAATTTTTAGAAAACAAAAATACGCAATTTGAACATTTGCCAAAATCTTTGTCTGCCAAAGAAATAATTGGTTCGGTTAGTTTTGAAGATCACGATGATCTTCGTGGAAGATTTGATTTTGCTAATGGTGATGACAAAAAGCTGTTGGATTTTAAATATGATAATGCCAAAAAAACAGGTTTACTTGATAAGATTTTAAAAGATGGAATTAAGACTCCAATTGAAATTCATGTTGATAAGGATGAAAATCAAACTTTAACTGATGGACATCATCGTATTGCCATAGCTTTGAAACATTTTCCCAAAAGACTAATTCCAGTCAAATATTGGAATGGTTAAGTTAATTTCCCTTAACTAAAGAATGTCCTTAGTTAAGGGAAAGCGGTTTGCGTGAACTAAGGAGCTTCTTTAGTCCAGCAAAGTGAACTAAGAGATCATATTTCTTTGTCCAATATCTCTAAAGGACTATGTTCACTTAATATTTTACCTTGTTCATGCCTTGCTTCTTCATCTATTGGTTCTGCTTTACATATAAACTGCTTGTCTCCAATCCAAACAAGGAATTCATCAGTAGAACCTTCTCTTTTTTTAATGGCTAATTGTAATTCAAGTTTTTCTTGTTTTATATCTATATGAATAAAATCAGAGCCTTCTTCGTATAGGGATGAGCTATTCCAAACTTTTGCTTTCCAATTTGATCTAAAATTCCAAGTTTCTTCTTTGAGAATTTTATTTCCATGGTCTACATCTGCAAAAAATCTCTCTAAACAACAAAGTGGGCAAAAAGCGTTTTTAGGAAGTTCTCCTTTAAAGTACCTATTGTCTGTAAATGTAATTCCGCAATCTTCGCATTCTCTTTCCATTGTAATTCTCCTTAGCTGGCTGTTAGTTGTTTGTATTCTTCGTAAAGCTTTTCAATGTTATTGATCAGGTCAATACCATTTAATCCTAGTTCTTTTGTTCTTTTCAAGACATACTCGTTCCTTGTTAGTTCTCCTTTCATTAGAAACCTATGGGCAGTCGATTTAATTGCTCTAATTTCGATTATTACTTCATTATTGCCATCTGCATCAAGTTTGTATTTCTTGACTATTTTGACTGGTTCTGCTTCCATTTCGCCAGTTTCAAGGTTAACAAAATCACCACCAGCCTCAAATACTTTGTGTGTAACATCATAATCTCTTTCATCCATTCCAAACTCATCTAAAGTTAATGGTATTCCCATTAAATCAGCCATTTTGTCCATTGGTACGATGTAATACCTGCTGCAATTACAATTAAGAATGTTTTCTTCATCTTCTCGAATCATTTTGATTCTCCGTGGGTTAAAGTTATCTTCCTACTATCTTGTTCGTTTCAAGTTGGGAAATATTCAATTAAAAATGAATATTTTCTTAAAATAAATTTTCTTCTATTTATACGGGACAGGATATTGCCTGTTTGTAGTGGAAAAATAATTATTTTGAAATAAAATATTATGAATTCATAAATGGCTTCATAAATAATGCATGAAATCATTTGTGAAATGGATGGAAAGTTTTCAAATAAAAGAAGATCTTTTCAATAGGACTCCGCAAGTTCCTAATTCTAAAAAAGATAAAGAAAAAATTATTTCTTGGAATTCTAATCCTGACCATGCCTACAAAAATCCAAAACAAGCCAAGGAAATGGAGCAAAAAGCAAGAGGCAGGGCTGCGATAATCAATAAGAAGTATAATAATAAAGTTAAAGTTTACAAAACGATTGCGTTAGATGACTTTGAAGAAAGAATATACAATATAATAAATAGCATCAAACAAATTTCTGTTTCTATTGGCGAAAAAGCTAAAGGTGTGTGGAATACAGAACTTGTTATTTCTGGTATTGGGCGAATTGAATATTACTATGCAAAAGATGTATCTACAAATCTTTTAGACGACAATTCTACAGAATCACTTCCAATTACTCCACTCAATCCTACTCGCTCTCATTACGATGAAGCACTTGTTTTTGGAAAAGAAATTATATGGGATACACTTTATTATTCGCCAGAAATAGGAAAAAAAATACCTAATTTTGAACAAATAGCTCAAAGGTTTAACTTAAAACTTGTTTCAACTAAGCAAAGTGGTCTTCCTTCACCTATAACTTACACACAAGAATTAGAAAAAAATAAAAAATTAAATTTAGACACTTAATTTAGTTTATATGTTTGTAGTGGAAAAATAATTATTTTTTGATTATAATAATTTTTTGCCCCTATAGCTCAGGAGATAGAGCAATAAATTTCTAATTTATTGGTCGCAGGTGCGAATCCTGCTAGGGGTACTACCCGATTATATGGTGAAATGGTCGAATTCCGTTGTTTTTCAGATATAATCGGGGTAATTTACAACGAACTACTAATTTTTTTTAAATTAGTAGTTCTTCATAATTCATAGGAAAACATAGTGGATTTGGAAAAAACATATCAAGAAAAGTTTGGAAAAGAAGTTGGTGTTAGGTCATTAGGATGGAGCAACGAACACACCCAAAAAATAAGATTCAAGGTATTGATGGAAATATCTGGATTGGAGATTACGGATAGTGTTTTGGATGTTGGTTGTGGTCATGGTGATTTGAGCTATCATTTTGATGATTATCTTGGAATTGATTTGCGAAATTCTGCCATCATTACCGCTAAGCAAAAGTATGAGGATAAATGGAAGGGTTTATTTCAAGGTAATTTCTTGAATCAATCTGTATTTGAGACTGAAGGAGAATTTGATTGGTGTTTTGCATCTGGAATTTTTGCGTTTAAAGATAATTGGGAAGAAATAACACAAAATACAATTCAGAAAATGTTTAACTTATGCAAAAAAGGAATTGCTTTCAATTTGCTTTCTGATTCTTGCGAGAACAAAGATGTTGATATGAAACATTGTACAACAGATGATGTTTTATTTTTGATGAAATCAGTTACTAGTGAATATGTAATAAGGAATGATTATTTACCAAATGATCTTACTGTTTACGCTTATAAAATTTAAAAAGAGGTTTAATAGTGGAAAAAATATCATTTGTTATTTTAAATTATAAAAGACCAAAAAACTTAATTGAACATATTATACCAAGTTTATTAGAAAACAAGTTAACTGAAAAGATAATAATATCTCATGCATTAGAAGAAACTTATTTTGAAAATTATTCAAATGATGAAAAGGTTTTACATTTAAAGCATTTTGAGGAAAATAAAAAAGTTGGTCTTTATTGTAGGTTTTTAGCTTCCGAAAATACAAATACAAATACAAATACAAATACAAATACAAATTGCATTGTTTTTCAGGATGATGATTTTTTGATTGACAACGACTCGATAATTTTTTGTCATGAAAAATGGTTAAACGAAAAAAACTTAATTCATGGTTTTAGAGGAAGGTATATAACAGAAGATTCATATATTAGAAAGGATGCATTATCTGAAAATGTCCCAGTAATTTTAACACAATTTGCAATGACTTCTAGGTTTATTGTAAAAAAAGCAATTGAAATGTCATGTTTAATAGAACCTTATGTTCAAGAATGTAATCCAATATGGAATGGAGAAGATATTTTCCTAAGCATTGTTTCAATTTTACAAACAAAAAAATTCAACAAAAGATATAATTTAAGATTCAAAGAGATTTTTACAGGAAATGCTATTTGGCAAAGAAAAGGACATTACGAGCACAGGACAATCTTGGTTAAAAAATTATTTGAACTTTTTCCAGAGTTGAAAGAAATATTTGAATTAAACAACTCTAAAAATTAGCATTTGATAAAATTAGTTACTATTAAATATTTAATAAGAAATTATTATTTGTCAGATGATATTAATTTTTATGTTTGTAAGATTAATTAACTTAAAACATTTAATTTAATTAATTTTTCAATTGTTTTATTAATATTAATTGTATCTAATTTATTGACACTATTAAAATTAAACCACAAAGCAGTAATTGGATTAGTAAAATCATTTGTCATATATGGTTTTTGATCAATATAACAATTTATTCCATTTGCTATACGCATAAAGTTAAACCAAATATCATCACCAGTTTCGCAACACTCTGTGTAAATTTTTCTTTTGAAAATTATATCTTTTGTTTTACTGAAAAATTTAGGATGATATAAGACACCTGCTTTTCCCACATGAAAATTAAATAGATTATTATTTATAAATTTTCCTCTTACATCATAATCTATTTTATTTTCATTATTTTTCATCATTGTAAATCCTCTGTAAGATATACAACAGTTTTTATCTTTATAATCATTAACATAATTTTCTATTAATGAAGGATGATATTCAGTATCGTCATCTATTGCTATAATTAAACAATCTTCTTCTAGTTTTTTTTTCAATAAAGGCAAAAGTTTTCTATACGGCCCTGTATTTTTACACCATTTGATTTTAAAAAGTTCATTTTCTTTTAAGAAAATACTTAAGTCGTTGTTAAGTATTCTACCTTTAAATCCAGCATCTAAAAGATAAGGTTTTTCAGACAAGTAAATTATGCATTCGTTTGGCTTTAGTGTTTGTTCTTTTATACTTTTCAATGTTTTCAAAAGAATATTTTGATTTTGAAATATACTGGTTAAAGATATGTATATTTTCATAATACTTCTAAAAATTTATGTTTGTATTTTTCACATTCTACTTTACATAGAGTGCATTCTTTTACAACTTTTTTATGTATGTATTTTTCACACAAATCATTTATACTTTGTAAGTTTGTATCATCTATAATAATTACACTTTTTGAAGTGCATAAGCTTAAGCAAAAATTCAAATCTTTTTCTGCTTGTTTTACATTGTGATCTCCATCTATATGGATTATATCGAATTTTAATTTCATTTCAATTAATTCTGGCAATGCTATTATTGAGTTTTTTAATATAAGTTTTATATTTTTGTAATCCTTGCATATTTGCTTGTAACATGGTATTACATAAGAGTGACTATTTATGTCTATACAAGTCATGTTTATTTCTGGATCAATTATTTTCATTAGCAATGTCGAGAAACCAGCATTGAATCCTATTTCTAATATATTTTTAGGTTTAAGTAATTCTATAAGATTTACAATGTTTTTTTGTTTATAAAACATTGCAGGTTCTTTTGTTCTTTTTAAATGACTAGAGTAAAGGTTACCCTCAAGAGGATCATTAATTAAATCAAGTAAGTTTTTTTCTATGTATTCTTGCCAAGTTTTTATTATATTCATTTAATTATCCTTAAAAACTAGCATCTGCACTTCCAAACTCTCAAAGCTGCTCTTTGTTTGCTTTCAGGATCATTTCTACTTTTTTCTGTTCCTGCTTTACACATTCTTGCACAAAATGATTTTCTTCTAGCTTTTGTTTTTTTAGACATTTTATCAACACCGCCTTTTCTTTCGGCTTCACGCTTAGTTTCAATACCTGCGTGAATACCTAATTTTTTGGCATATGATGGTTTAAGTCCACCTTCTGGATGGTTTTTTTCTTTGTTGAAATTTTTGAATGGTTTTTTGCCTTCATTCAACATTTCGGGATCACGATTTTGTAGCCATTCTTTAAAGTTCATAGTTTACCATTCGAATAGTGATTTTTTATGTGTCTTGAATGATTCGTTTTTTCCGCCAAACATGGAATAGATTAAATTTTCCATATCATTTGGTTTCTGATATCTTGAGTCATTTGCTTGTTTGTACTTTTGATTAAGTCGCATTCTTTCGCCATTTTCTTCGTAATATTTCTTCGCCAAGTCTGGTCTTCTTTCAAAGAATTTCAACAAAATGTCTTTTATATCTTCTTCTTTTATGTGTTGTAAGAAATCAGGTGTATGTAAAATTCTTTTTGCCCATTTATCAGTTGATACTAAACTTTGTCTGATTAACTCCAATGATTCTAAACCTTGTATTTTACTTGGAGTTTTTTCCATAAGATGTCTTGCGAGAAAAGATTTAAGTGCCATCGTACTTGAGTTATTTCCAAAGTTTAATTCCATAGTTCTCAAAGCGAGATCATATGGAATCATTTTAACCGCATTGTTTTTTACCAAAGAACCGAAAAATGGCATATAGCTGCCATCCATATGATTATTCAACATAAAAAGCATCATTTTTGGAACATTGCTTGTATCGTACGAAAATCTTCCATATTTAATATCGTCTTCTAATTTTTTAAATTTATCCACAGCATTGCCCTGGTCTATTAATGCTTTCATGCCAGGATCTTGTTTTTCTATAGGATATGCAGTCGCACTGTTTTTATCATATTGATCTTCGGCTGCTGCTGCTTTATCAGGCGACATACGCTTATCATTTACATAGCTTGGTCCATCTTTCGTTAGAGGACTATATTTGGCAGTGTAAGGATCATAAGTACCTAAAGGCTTTCTTTTTTTCTCTCTGTCAGAAGCACCAGTAGGAGCAGTTGAAGCACCAGTAGGAGCAGTTGAAGCACCAGCAGGAGCAGGTTTTTTCGGTTTGAAAAAATCAAAGTAGCCTTCGTTTTTCAGTTGTACATATTCCATAAATGATTTCATGACAATTACTCCCTATTAATTTTGCATATCAATATATATATCAAACGCTATAATAAAACTATGATTAGATATGCAAAAAAAGAAGATTTTGATTTCATAGATCACATTGGAACAAGTAGTTATCCTGATAATTACTATGAGGGTAGTGAATCTTTTCGTTCCAAGATATTAGGATACCCAGAAGGTTGTTTCGTTTGTGAGATTAATAAGGAAATAGTAGGATATATTATTTCTTTTCCTTACACTTTGTGGGAATATTACCCAATAAATGAGAATTATAAAAAAGTTGAAGGTCCTGATTGTCATTACATTCATGATCTTTGTGTTGAAAAATCACATCGAGGTAAGGGATATGGAATTGCTTTGGTCGATCAAGTATTAAGAATAAAGTCAAATCCAAAAGTTCTTATGTCTGTTCTTGAATCTGAAAACTTTTGGAATAAGTTTGGATTTCAAAATCAGAAAACTATTGATTATTATGGTTTAAATGCAGTTTACATGGTGAAAACATGAAAAAATCTATATTTTTCCTTAGTGGATTACCAAGAAGTGGATCAACGCTGCTTGGTTCTATTTTAGGTCAAAATTCAAAAATAAAAGTTACACCAACAAGTCCTTTGCTGGACTTGTTATGCTTAAATAACGAGGCTTTTTCTAAATTAAACTCCAACTACACTTTTGATGCAGAAGGCTTGTCTAATGGTGTTTACAAGGCTATAATTGATTCCTATTACAATCAATTTAAAACAGATGTAGTATTTGATAAGCATAGAGGCTGGCCAAGAAATATAATTCCAGCAAAAATGTTTGTAAGTTCTAATCCTAAGATAATTTGCACTGTTAGACCAATTAGTGAAGTTATAACATCATATATAAAATTGATTATAAATAACAAGCAAGAAGATAATTTTGTTGACAACACATTGAGAAGTAAAAGATTACACATTAGCACAGAAAATAGAGCTAAAGTATTATGGGAAGAATATATTTCTGATCCATATCAAAGTACTGTGCATGGAATAAAAAATCATTTAGAATGTTTGCATTTAGTTAATTATGATGATTTAGTTCAAGCCCCAGTTGAAACAATGAAAAAGATATATGATTTTATTGGTTTAGATGAATATAAAAATTACAATTTTAATAACATCGATAATGTTTGTGCAGAGACTAAAGATAAAGCATGGGGATTAGATAATCTTCATGCAATCAGAAGTAAATTAGAAAAGACAAGTACAAGCCCAAAGGAAATTTTGGGAGAATATTTAACAAATTATTATGATAAATTTAACATTAATGTTTAAAGGTTTAAAAATGAGTATTGTAGAAAGCTTCCGATTATATTTTATTAGAATTAAAAAATTAATAGAACTTAACAATCAATGGAAAAAACTATTAAATTCTGGATGGAATTCTGGCCAAGGTTTTAGCATTGGTATATCTGCAAATGATATTGCGTTATTATCTGGAGCTTATGCATTGGCAAAAGAAGCTTCTAGTTTAGGATTGCCTTTGCCAAAAATAATTGCAATTGATGATTCTATAATAACTTTTAATTCTTTAGAAAAAATGACATCATTGATGTTGAACTATGGTAATGCAAGATCAATGTTGGCAAGTTCATTTGCAACTAAAAGAAAAGCAATTCAAACTGCTATAGTGCTAGAAGAATTAATGGCAATTGATACAAACTTGGCTATTGTTTAGTGTATTAATTTTAACTTAAGATATTCCAGTTTTACATAGTGAAAGGTTAATGTGTTTTATAATTATAAAGGTGCGTTTGTCATAAATCTCAAGGATGATTCCATGAGAAAAAATGAATTTCTTAAGCAATGGAATAATGATTGGAAATTGGAATTCATAGAAGCAGTTGATAGCAGAGGAGATTTGTGGCATAAATTTGCTTGTGAAAATAAAATTTCTATAGATGCCACTACAGAATTAATTAGTGCGATTAAAAATAAAAAAAGAAAATTTCATGAGTCTTTGACAGAAGGTGCAGTTGGTTGTTATTTGAGTCATATGAAGTGTTGGGAGGAGTGCTTAAAAAATAAAGATGGCGATTATTGTTTGATTTTAGAAGATGATTCGACAATACCAGAAGATATTTTTTCAAAAATAAACAAAGTTGTAAATGAAGTAAAAATTAAATGGGGGATGATAAATTTAGGATGGGCTAGTACGACTCCATATCAAATTTTAAATAATAATTTAGCTATAGTGGATAGATTTTTTTTAACACATGCGTATTTACTTAGTAACCATGGTGCTGAAACTCTTTTGAGGCTACATAATAAAATAGAAAAACAAGTTGATGCATTTATGTCAGATTATTCTAAAGAAATAATTATACTTGGATTGATTAAAGTCATATGTTTTCAAAATTCAAAAATGAAAACCCATGTCCAGAATATAAACACAGCAAATATTAATTTTAAAAATCAAAATGATTACATTATAAATTATAATAGATAATCTAATTATTTAGAATTTAATTTTTCTTTTAGATATCCTGTATTTTTTAAAATTCTTTCTTTTTGTTCTTCTGGAATTTTATCTAGAAGTTTTTCGGATACTTCTAAACCTTCTTTGTAATGACCAGACCAATAACATGAAATTGTAAATTCATCATGTATTCCGTAATCCCATATCCAATTTTCTGAAAATAGACCTGTTTTGTTGACAGGCATTGATATGGCGTGTTTAGCCAGTGTGTACGCTTGATGGTTTCTTCCATGTCTTCTGCAAAAACTAACTGCTCCGTGAATGGCTTCGATTCTTTCTGGGCTTACTTCATGTGCCATCATGTAGCTTTGGATGATGTCATCTTCTGGATATTCAAGTTCTTCTTTTAACTTTGCTACTTTATATAATGAAATGTAAATTTCTTGATCCCAAAATTTCAATTTAGATCTTTTATTATACCAATAAATTGCTTTTTCTTTTTCAAGTGAATCACGATAAGATTGAGCAAGATAAAATGTGTATCTTGAAATTAAAAAAGGATCTGTTTCTGTCTTAAGAGCATCTTCTAGAATTTTGGCATCATGTTGATATTTTTCTATGTTTTGATTTCTAGCAGAATCTTGAAAAGGAATGTTATAAATTCCTTTTATTGTTTCTCTAGTTTTAATGTGTTCTTTGCACTCTAAATATTCATGAACAACACCTTTGTAAAAATAAGGCATATCATTTTTTGTAATTGATGTTCTTGCATATTCTACACTTCCAAGTTTACAAGTTATATTATAAAGATCACAGTTTAAACTTTCTTTTATTTTTGAAAAATTTACATTTTCTTCGTACATTAAAATTTCATCTGCATCAATCATTAAAGCATAATCAATATCTTGTATTTTTCTAATTTTTTCTAATGCTAAACTTCTATTATGTGCAAAATTAATCCAAGGATCACATGTAACTTCACCAGCAATATTATTATTTTTACACCAATCATTAATAATTTGAATTGTATTGTCTGTTGATCCAGTATCTGTAATACAAACATAATCAATTAATGGCTTTACACTATTTAAGCATCTTTCAATTATTTTGCTTTCGTTTTTGACGATCATGCATAAACCAATTTTTTTACTTTTTACAAATTCAAAAGTTAATTCTCTTGCATCATTAGCTGGTTTTTTATCTTCAACTATAGCTGGTTTTTTATCTTCAACTATAGTAGGATTTTTATCTTCAACTATAGTTGTATTTTTATCTTCATCATAGTAAAACCAATCATCTGCTTTTTCTTGTTTGAAAAATTTATAATTGTTTCTTGCTAAAAGTTCTTTTATTAAATTTCTTTTTTGCTCATCATAATTATGTTCTAAAGAAATACAACCAAATTTATATTTATCAAAAGGAAAAGTTTGTAATACTTCTAATTCTACTCCTTCAATATCAATGCTTAAATATTCAATAAAGTTAGGTGCATTGTTTGCATCTAATATTTCATGTAATAATTGAGTTTTTACTTTAATGGTTTTGTCTACATATGGCTTCCACCCAGTATAAGCTGCTGTTCCTTGCTTTCCAAGATAATCAGTGATGCCACTTATTTCTGGAGATTTTGATATTGTAAAATCTAACTCTAAATCTTTTATTCCATAAAGTGCAGCATTAACAACTTTAGAATTGGGTCTTCTTTCAAAATTCTTTGGAAAAACATCTATGCATATTCCATTCCAACCTAATTTTTCAAGCTTGTAAGTATTGCTTATATTTTCACCGTCACAACAGCCAGCATCAACAAAATATCCTTTTTTATGACGAGTTAAAACCCAATCATCTGCTCTCATTTGACTAACTGGAGTTTTTTCTTTTTTCCTTGCGACAAATAAAATTTGTGCCGATGCATCGTCTAAAGTTTGATCTCCAGCGGTTCCTTTACTGTAATCGTAGTTATCATCTTCTAGTTTTGAAACTTCAACTTCCATGTTTAGATTTTCAATTATTTTAATTATATCTGTATAATGATAATGATTTTTTCTTTTTACTTGTTCTTTTGTGATGTAATATGAAAATGTTTGTTTGTGATCTTTATTGAATATAGATGGAAATGTCATTTTTTCGTAAAGAATATATTCTGGAACTATGAAGTATAGATGTCCATTTTTTTTAAGTATTCTAAACCAATTATAAAGACTTATTTCAACATTTTTTAAATGTTCTAAGCAATGTGAAGAATAAACAAAATCATAAGTATCATTTGCAATGCTTTCCATTAACATTGCATCACCATTGTTTAAATCCCAACAATCTACAGTACCTTGTTCTACTATTAACTTGTCATCGCCACAGCCAATGTCAATTCCTTTTCCTTTTAAATATAGATCAAAATGACCTGCTTTTTTTCTTCCTTCTTGACACTTAGATGTTTCTTTCATAATTTAATTTTATCAAAAACCATTTCTGGTTTAATGCCTTTCATACAAGCATGTTGTGGATTTTCATAAGTTTGATTTGGAGGATTGTCACATAATCCCAATGGAACTCTGCTTATTCTTGGATCTTCTTTGAAGCATGGTTGGCAAGATAATCCCAGTGATATATTTTCATTGTGTGGATACCCGCTTGCTTCTGCTTGTGTAGATCCAAAAAGTATAATGCTTTTTATTTTACCTTTGTTACGCCAATTTATATTGGTAGTATGATTAAATACAGAGTCTAATCCGATATGAATATTCGACCATGCTTGAGCAGCAATATTTTCTTCAAATGAATCACCGCAAAAACTACCATCTGTATTTTCTATTTGTGGATCTTTAGATCCACCTATTTGATAAATTTCAATATCTGGTCTTTTATATTTTATTAAGTTAATTAAATCTTGCCATCCCCACCATTCTTTGTATGTAGACCAACCAGTCTTAGTTTGAAAAGTAATATATCTAGGACTATTTCTGTTTTTAATCTTTTTAGGAAAACTTGGTAAATCTAATACGAATTGATCAAATGAAAAATTAGTTCCCATTTCATTTGATAAATATTGAAGTAAATGTTTTTTCATTTTTTCATGTGGATAACCTTCATGAAGTGGATATCCAATTAAATTTATTGTTTCATCATATTCTTCTTCTTTATAATCTTCAAGAACATGGAAATTAACAATTTTATTTTTTGTCACAAAATTATTTAAAACATTAAAACTACTAGTGTGACAAAAATAATAAACTTCATGATTTTCTTTTAACTTTTCAATAAAGTTAAAACTCATTATAATATCACCTAATGCACCTGGTCTTTTTAAAGCTATTTTACCCATTTGATTTATTATAGTCATTATTTTAATAAATAATAATGACTATTTTTAATAAATAATATTATAACCTATTTCTATTAAAGGAAAAATATGCAACTACAACCAAAAATCACATTCAAAGTAAAAACAATTAATTACGAGGAACTTTACAGTACGCTTGTTCCTGATCAAAATTTCAATAACATTTTGAATAATTTAAAAAATCAAACTGTTTATATTGAAGGTGTTGATTATTCTTTAAAAGATGGAGATGAATTTACATTATATGGCAAAGAGGCTATGTATGTTTATAACCTTTATGTTGCTAATCAAGTGCAACCAAATATAAATTTAGAAATAATATATTTTGGGCCTCCAACACCTCCTGTAACTCCTGTCACACCAATCGTTGGAACAGTATGGGGTGTTGGATCAAATGATAATGGTGAACTTGGCGACAATACAACAGATAACAGATCATCTCCAGTTCAAACTATTTGCGGTGGTAGCAATTGGGTTGAAATCAATTGTGGCTACTACAACATCGCTGGTTTGAAAGATGATGGAACACTTTGGACTTGGGGTGAGAATAGCGATGGTGGTTTGGGAGATAACACAACTGTTTATAGATCTTCTCCAGTACAAACAATTGCTGGTGGAACTGATTGGAAAACAATGGTGGTTGGAACCTACTACGAACATTGTGCTGCAATAAAGACTGATGGAACATTATGGCTTTGGGGTTATAACGAATATGGAGAAATCGGTGATGAAACAACTGATGATAAATCATCACCAGTTCAAACAGTATGCGGTGGAACTGAATGGAAGCAGATTGCTTCTGGTGGTAATCACACGGCAGCAATAAAAAACAATGGAACTCTTTGGATGTGGGGTAGGAATGGTAAGGGTCAAATTGGCGACAACACAATTATAAATAAATCATCACCAGTTCAAACAGTTTGTGGCGGAACTGACTGGAAATCCGTTTCTTGTGGAGAAAAATTTACCGCAGCAATAAAGAACAATGGAACATGTTGGACTTGGGGCGAAAACGCTTATGGTCAATTGGGCGATGAAACAACAGACGATAAATCTTCACCAATTCAAACCATAGCTGGAGGAACTGACTGGAAGCAAATTTCATGTGGCGACAATCACATGATTGCGATCAAGAATGACGGAACATGCTGGACTTGGGGAAGTAACGGTAATGGTCAATTGGGCGATGAAACAACAGACGATAAATCTTCACCAATTCAAACGGTTACATATGGTACTGATTGGAAGCAGGTTGACGGAGGACAGGAGCATTCCGCTGCGATCAAGAATGACGGAACATGTTGGGTTTGGGGCGACAATGGCAGTGGTCGATTGGGAGTAGATGATGCCGACAATAGATCATCCCCAGTTCAAACAATTATGGCAGACACCAACTGGATATATGTTTCCGCTGGATATGAGACTACCTTTGGAATCAGGAAGGCTTAATCTGGTTCTATATCTGGGACATCAGTAAGACTAGAAAACTTTTTTAATAAATCTGAATAAACGGCTAGGGCTTGGTTCCTAGCCGTATTTATTACTGGTTCTGGTTGTGTTTTAGAAAAGAAATTAATTACTGCTTGTGGATTTTTACCTGTTTCATAAAAAGCAATTAAGTAATTGTAAATTTTATCTTCTAAAGTACATGTGTAAGTAATAGGCTTGCTTCTTAAAAATCTGTGTATCCATCCTAAAGCTGAATGACAATATACTTTCCCACCGTTATTTCTTACTTTTTCATGGATATAACCTTCTTCACCAGCAAATCCGCTAAAGTTATTACTAAACTTTGGCCAATATTCTTTTTTCATTAAAAACATTGCAGTGCCATGCATTGGAATTTCAAAAACTTTTTGCAAAGGATTTCTAATTCTCCAAACACCAAAGAAATCTCCACGCCACTTTGCTTCCATATGAGTTGCAATAACATCTTTGTTTTCATTTAAAAGTGGGCCACACCACATATCTTTTTTAATTGTATTATTATTAATTCCCTTTGAGATATAATCTATAGCACCATTTTGAAGAATAACATGGCTATCTAACAATAAAACATATTCACCATCTGCATGTTCAAAAACAGAATTTTTAGCATGTGCTGGGCCTTTTCCTTTAGGCTGATGAACATATTTGCCTCCAACAATATTAACTAAATTATTTAAGCCTTCTGTTTTTTTTGGATAATCATCTATTACTAGTATTTGAATATCGCTTCTTATTCTTGAATTACCTAAATGATAAAGTCTCAAAGCACTAGCAGTCCAAAAGCTACCTTCTGCATCATCATGACAAGCCCAACCAATAGTTAATTTTATTTTTGACATAATTCCTTCTTAATAAATTTATAATTATATTTTATCATTTTTTAAAATAAAAAACAAATAAAATATGTTTTACTATTGTTAAGTAAATTTTTTATGATATAAAAAGTTTAGTACTTATTATCTTAGTGTAAAGGAGACTATGCTATGCAAGCTATATTTATGTTTTTAAGTTTAACAATTGGAATGGATACATTTTTAGATGAGGAACAAAAAAATGAAGTTATTTCAATTCTTCCGAAGATTCAAGATCAAATTATAAATTCTAGAATCAGATCTGATTCTGTTTATTTTTATTCCGATAAAACTATGCCAAAGGCATATCAAGATTTTGAAGGAGCTTTGCGAGGCATTCATAGCCCTTCTTACAATATTTCTGCTAATTACAGTGAACCTTTTGGAAATGGCAATGTTGAATTCCCTTGGGGTAAACCTGCTGGAATGCATAGGGTAAAAAACTTTTCAGAATTAAAATTTATTAATTTACCTAATAATAAAAAAATTGAATATGAAAGAAATAATGATGGAAGTTATAATTGGGAATTTCCAGAAGATACTTTAATTGGTGAAGTTTTATTTGTTAAGCTTAATGATGAACCAATTGTATTTGAAATTAGAACTAGAAGGAAGATAGATGGAAAATGGAGGCCAAATGTTTTTAGACCATTTCCAACTGTAGATGACTTGATTGATACTATTAAAAGTCGTTGGCCAAATTATTCTGAGTTTGAAGATTTGAAAAAATTAATTGATCACCTTAAAAACAATGATTCTGTAGTCACTCTTAAATTAGAAGATGATCAACCTAATAAAGTCTTTTCTTCAATAGCAGACATAGATTACTTACCTAAAATTAACGATGAAAATGTAGTTTTCTTACTTAAAAATACAACTTTTAAATCTTGCGTAGATAAATTTTGGAGAACTACTAAAAATCCTTCTGCTGCTCCTAGTACAAAAGAAGATTTTCATATAGTTCCTAAAAATTATGATGGTGCATTTATTAATGTAGATTCAAAAAGCTGTATGAAATGTCACGAAAATACAAATGATCATGTTAATAAATTTGATTCTGGCAGGGATTGGTATGGTAGAATTCGTGGCAATGATGGAATATTTAGCTTTCATATTTTCGATAAAGATTGCATAAGCCATGAAGGAACAGGTAGAGGTGTTAAGATAAATCAAAAGTTAATTGACTTAGATTTAATTACTCGGAAACGATAGTACAAATAGAAAAAGGCCTCTAAATAAGAGGCCTTTTTCAAATCTTTAATAATTTAATCTAAAATAATGCCAGGAACATTTGATAATGTTTCTGGTGTATCATTGAAATACATGCCATCAGCTAATGCTACATGCATTACACTAACACCACCACTAGTAACAGTGTTAATAACATTAACAGTGCGTTGTTTAGAAAGTCCATTAGAAACAGAAGTATCTAAATAACCTTCGCTTCCGATATTAATTTCATCTGGAACAAGCTTTACTTGAAAACTAGCCATAATTTCTCCTTTGTTTATAAACAGTTTAATTTAACCTTTGTTAACCAAGGTTAGGATTTATCTATTTAAAATAAATCTTATAATTATATATTAATATAAATTTAAAAATATGATATTATTTTAGCTTGTCGTTCCATATTTTAGAATCTTCAATAATATTTGGATTGTTTTTTGTCCAGTTTAATAAATGTCCAAATATAAAATGACAGTTCATTGTTTTGTTTTGGCACAATGGTATAAGGTTATTCGTATCTAATTCTTTACTTTTATCTACATGAAAAGGAATTATGTGATGAACAACTAAGTTTTCTTTACTTCCACATACTTTACAACATGGATTTTCTTCTAAAAAATTATTCCTAACTGAACGCCACTTGCCACTTCTTATAGAAAGAATAGTTTTGGCTTCAGCCATGTTAAACTTTATCATCTTTTTAGATGATAATAAATTCCAAATAAATGTAATTAAATTATTAATTTGATCTAAGAAAATATTAAATATTTTTTTCATAAGTTATTTATAGATATAATAGTTGTTTTTTTAAAAAAGGTTTATTAAATGCTTGGCCAAACTTTTAAAAACTGGTTGATTATGAGCGAAAACAAAAAGAAAAAAATGTTTAATTTAGATAATCCTAAAGCTCCAAAAGGCGATAAAATTATAATCAAATTAGGTGAAGTGCAGCCAGATACACTTTTCAGCAATAGAGGCCATATGCCTATAAAAAAAAGTATTATTCACCATAAAAAACATACTAGAGGCGACCATAAAATACATTGGCATAAAGATCAGGAATTATAAAACGAAAGGTAGTTTAAATTATGTTTGTTAAAAATAGCCACAAAGGATTTACACTAATTGAACTTTTAGTTGTAATTGCAATAATTGCAATTTTAATTGGTTTATTGCTACCAGCAGTACAAAAGGTTAGAGATTCTGCTGCCAAAATGCAATGTGCAAATAACTTAAAACAAATTGGACTTTCTATCCATTCTTATGTTTCAGCAAACAATGAAACTTTTCCAACTAGTACAAGGCCAAACGGAGTTACAACATTACCAAGAATAAGCTGGGCAGTTGCAGTTTTGCCATTCTTAGAGCAAGGTAATTTAGTTAAATCTTATGATTTAAAAACAACTTGGAGTTCCGTAGCTAATTTACCAATTGCAAAACAACCAATTAAAATATTTCAATGTCCTTCTAGCTTAGAACGATTAGATGGTGATCCTCAAACTGGAGTATGGGATATTGTTGCTATAACAGATTATGCAGCAATTACAGGAGTAAGTCCACTTGCTACAAATGTAAATACTACAGGATTTGCAATACCTGGAATTATTGAAAAGAATAAAACAGTAAAAATAGCATCTGTAATGGATGGTCTGTCTAACACATTAGCTATTGTAGAATCTGCTGGTCGCCCTTATTTATATAGAAAAGGCGTTAAAATTGGATCTATACCAGCAGTTAAAGTAAATGGCGGAGGTTGGTGTAGACCTGCATCAGATTTAGATTTAATATCTTCTGATCCTACTGGAACAACTTACCCTGGCAATTGTGCTTTTAATTGTACAAATGGTTTTGATTATACATCTTATAATATGGTTCCATTTGGAACTGAAGGTACTGGTCAACCTTATTCATTTCACACTAATGTTATGAATGCATTAATGGGAGATGGATCTGTAAGGACAATTAATAGCAATATATTAATTAATACATTTGCTGCGTTGGTTACAAGGGCAAATGGCGAAATCATTAATGATTTTTAAAAAACACTAAATGTTTTATTTTAATTTCTTGATTTATTTAATAATAACAATTACAATGTTTAAATGAAAATATTTATAGACAAAAGATTGTTTGTTTCTAAAGTTAAAAATATTGGATATGGAATATTCACATCAGAGTATATTCCAAAAGAAACAATTATTGAAGTTGCAATTTCAAAGCATGTTTATAACAATGAAATATGTGAAGATTTAAAATTAACAAACGATTATACTTATCATTACGATGGTAAAAAAAATTCTTTAGCTTTTGGATTTGGATCTATTTATAATCATGCATCTGCTGGAATTAACAATTTATCTTTTACTGTTTTAAAAAATAAAATTATTTATAAAACAGTTAAAGCCATCGAAAAGAATCAGCAAATTACCATAGATTATGGCAATGAATGGTTTAAAAATAAGAATTTAAAAATAATGAATAAAATAATTTATGCAAATAAAAAAAAAGAAAAACCTGTTTTTGTAAGTAGAAAAATTGAAATTAAAAAAAATGGTGTTTATGCAAGTGAAAAAATTGCAAAGAATGAAACAGTTGAAATATCTCACACTATTGATTTTAAAAATGTTTTTTATTTAAGTGAAAATCACAGTTTAAGTAAATTGTTTTTTTATAATAAGGAAAATAATTTTTTAATTCCTTTAGGTTTTGCAAATATTTACAAAGTAAATGAAGATTCTAATATTAATTATTTTATAAAAAATGAAAAGGTTTATTTTGTTTCTAATGTTAAAATAAACAGTGGTGATGAGTTAACTATTTCAAAACAAAATACATTTGCTTTAAAATAGTTAAAAATAGTATAATTTTGTTTGGCTTATCGCCCAAGAACATCCAACTGCTATATCCTTAATACTTTTTACTTTTGAAAAATCACATTCATTAGGAAATTCCTTTAAAACCATTATTGCTTTTAAATTTTTGTTTTTAATTATTTTATTCCATATTTTAATCATGGTTTTATCTGAGAAGCAGGTTGATGCAATATAAAAAATAGTACCATGTGATAAATTTATTTCTTTATTTAAGAAATTTCCTCTTATAAATTCTATTTTTTTATTTGGAGTTAAAATAATTTTGTTTTTTACTTCAGCTGCTTGTTTAAATCTTGTTGTTGAAAATTCAATTCCTAAAGAATGTTTAACTTGCGTTTGCAAATAAAACTGTAAGACAACTTTTCCATTTCCACATCCAAGATCAACAAACACATCGTTTTCTTTTATGTTTAAATTTACTATTAATTTAGATACTGCTTTTGGTAATATTTCTCCATAGGTAGGAACTAAGTCTTTGTTTTTTTCTATATTTTTAGAAAAATATGTATCGTTTTCTTCTAAACAGTAAGGATTAAAATTTTTATACAAAGTTTTAATTCTTTTAATTATTTTTTCATCTTTCATTTTATTCCTTTTGCAATATTTAATACTTGAATGTATTTACATATTACAAATATAATATTGTGTTATTTTTGTTGAAAATTATTTATTTCTTTCAAGTTACTAAAAATAAAATTTTTAGTAACAAAAGGTTTAAAATAAATTGAAGAAAATCTAAAGCAGTGTTTGCTGATTGTTTTTATATAAATATTTTTTCTGTTTAAAGCTTTTGGTGCAAGTACACTAATCCATGAATCAATTCCAATGTATCCTGTTGATTTTTTTAAAATTTCTATACTTTCTAACATTGTTGTTTGATTAATTAAGTTTATTAAATTTTTACTTTGTGGTATTTTTTTATTTTCTATTCCAATACAAACTCCTTTTTTTTTGTTATTACTTAAATAAGATTCTAAATTTTCCCAATCATCATCATTAAAATCACGATTTTCATTTACTTTATTTTTTGAAAAAGGCAAAATTAATAAAAACTTTTCGGGTAATTTAAATTTTTTAATATTGATATTTAAATTTAAAAATGAAGATTCATGAAATTTTAAATCTTTAGATCTTATTAATTTAAACATATTTGATATACTACCATCATAAATATTATTCCAAAAAGATCCATTTATTGGAATAAATTCTTTTGCCATTTCTTTGCTGTTAAAAGCAGGATTATCTAAAAAATTATATTTTAATATTTGAATTTTTTTTAATTTTGAGTAATATGTATTTTTTACATTAAACAATGATTTTATTTCATTAGATGCTCTTGTTGCTAGTATTATTTTTTCTATGTTTCTTTTTTGATTATAACTTAAAAAAGAATCTATTGCTAAAAAATCTCCAACTCCACCTGTAATTAAAATCTTTTTAAAGCATATATCATTGTTCATTTTTTTTACCTAACACCAATTATTATCAACAAAATTAAAAATACTTTCTGCTGTGTCTTTTGTATAGATGGCAGATAAAAATCTTTTATTTTTACTGCTGTTTGGATATGCCCAAGCATCTGCCATGCTTTCTTTAAATGATACATAATAGCTATTGTGCCAAGAATTACCCTTTGGCCTATTGAATATACAAGTGGGAACATTTAAATAATGCGAAACAATTCCTATTCCTGAAGGATATGAAATTACAAACTTACTTTTCTTGCAAATTGCAAAAGTTTGATTTATTTCATATGAACCAATTTTTATAACCCAATGCTTTTTATTTTTAATATGTTTTTTTAAATATTTGTTGTAATAAGTCAAATCATAGCTTGCACCAACTAATACTATTTTGTAGCCATGTTTTTTGTAAATATATTCACCTAGTCTTTCCCAATCTTCTGGTTTCCAAAGAGCATCTTTATTGGCTCCACATTTTGAATTACCTGTCAAAGGGCCAAGATAAAAAACTACATATTCACCTATTTCATTTTTTAATTCGTTAGCTGTATTTAATTCTTCTTTTGTAAAACTATAATGGTCTTCCATAATATTCCAATTTATTTTATATTCAGGAAACCAATTATCTAATGCAATTCCTCTCTCTAAAGAGCCGTTTGCAATTAAAACAAAATCAATATCTTTATATTTATTAGTTTCTCCGTTATTGATGTATCTGTATATTCCATTCTTGTTTGTTTTTTCATTTGGTTTTAAAATTACACTATGCTTAGAATTATTTGTTGGAAAGACTTGCAATTCAACACTATTGATAAAATCAAATCTTTTAATGAAATCTAATGATCTTTTTGCAATAAGATTAATCTCTTCACAAGCAATTTTTACATTTATATCACTGTTGTATTTTTTTGCTACAGATTGAATTTTAAAAAATGCCCAAGTTACATCTCCTATTCCTGGTGCTAGTAAAAAATTCATTTATTTACTCCTGTTTTTAATTAGCAAAAATGCTTTCAATTTTTAATATTTCAAGTATTTTGGGCTTTTTATTAATATACATGTTTTTTACTTTAGTTGCTTGAATTCCTGTAAGTACGAATTCATCACCATGTTTTAAAGGGTAATCAACATAAGGTATGTAAACTGTCTTATCTTTAAGTTGTTTTTCTATATTTTCAAAATTATTATCAGGTAAAAGATTTTCAAATATCTCAGAGTAATCAATTGTGTTTACCTTGAAAGTAATTTTTGGTACTGTCTTAAAAAGTAAATTAGCTATATCTTTATTCATTGTTATATATTTATTAACTTTTAGGGTTTTTTTTATGTATTTGATTAGATTTCATTATTTTAATTTTAACTTCTTCTTCTTCATTTGAATTAATATCTTTAATTTTTAAATTATGAATTATTGGCCAATTAAATGTTTCTTCTTCTACATATTTATATTTTTTAAAATGCTTTTTATTATTTTCTGTGAAAAATATATATTCAATAATATTTTTTTCTTTTCTTATACTTCCTTCTGAACTTACATACAAATGATTGTCTTTCTTATTAAAATAAAAGAAAATATTTAAATTAAATTTCTTATATTTTTTATTGATTATTTTTTTACTATTCAAACCTATATTGTAATTATCAAAAAATCCAGAATATGTATAAGTTGTTCCAAAAGATCTTTTACGGTTTATTTTTAGTTTTATATTTCTTTCATGAAATCTTATAAAAATACAAGGAAGATTAAAGCAATTGTCATGTAATTTATTAATTCCATGTATTATAATTCCTTTATTATTTTGGGTTTTTTCTGCTTCTTTAACATCGTTTAATTGTAAATTATTTTTTTCTTTAACAATTTTTAATTCTAAATTTAACTTCTTTATCATTTCCTTTAGATGTTCATTTTGTTTAATTAAATTATTTTTTTTAATGTTAATTTTTGATTTTTTATTATTCATTTAATTATTATATTAATTATGGATAAATTTTTGATATTTTTATTTTATCATTTTTTGATAATCCTAAAGGTATTTTAATTCCAAACCTTTCTTTAACCATTTTTTTATCAAAAGGATAAATCATAATTGACTTATAATCAAATCTAGATTTTACAATATCATTTACATTACAAACTTTTAAAATATTTCCTTTAGCACTTTTAAATGTTGGCATACCAAGTTTTAAATAATTTTCTTTAATATATCTTTTGTCCCAAGTAAAAGGCCTGTTGCTTCTTTGATGTTCATGTATTAATCCTAATGAGTGTCCAAATTCATGCAATACTAAGGACTTGCAATACTTAAATCTTAATTCTTTTCTTTTACTAAATCCAAACTTTAATCCCCAAGATGGATCAAGATTCATTGATGGTTTATCTTTTGAAATATATACTTTTGATTGCAAACCAATAGCAGAATAAAATCCATTCCCAATTTTAAGCGAAACATAAATATCAGAAGCTTCTTTTTGTTTTTCAAAAACAAAATGAATTGAACAGTGCTTGCTCCATTCATTTGCTACGAAAAGAATTTCATCAATAATTTTTGGATTTTCATTAAATATTGAAAAGTAAACCTTTATTTTTCTTCCAGCTTTCCAGAGATTGACTGTTCTTGCTGCAATTGATGCATTGTTAATTCTTTTTTCTTCTTTTATAAATTCATAAAGTTGATTGTTTAAACTTAATGGAAAATTTTCACAAATGCATGTTTTAATTTTTTCTACCATAATATTTTTATAATTTCCTTTTTAAACCTGTATTTTTCTTCATTAAATTATTTTTTTAATATTAAATTTTTCATGTGCTAATTATTTAGTTTTATTGTTTTAAATTTCATTGCCGTAATTTTAACTATTTAGTAAAATAATAAATGTTGAATGTTATAGATTGAGGACAAAATGAAAAATTCATCAGAAGAATTATATTTAGGAATATTAAGAAATATATTAAAAGATGGAATTATTTGCAAAAATAGAACTGGCATAGATACCATTGCTATACCTCATGTTTTATTTCAGCATGATATGAATCAAGGATTTCCTCTTTTAACAACTAAAAAAATGAACTTTAATTCAATAAAAGTTGAGTTGGAATTCTTCATAAAAGGCTTGCATGATAAACAATGGCTAAAAGATCGCAAATGCAATATTTGGAATGAATGGTGTTCACCAAAACTTATTCCACAAGGATTAAGCGAAGAACATAAGAAAGAATATCAGTTAAAAGAAAATGAACTTGGCCCAATTTATGGTGTTCAATGGCGTAATTTTAATGGAGAAGGCTATGATCAATTTAAAAAAATAGTCGATACCTTAAAAAGCAATCCAGATGATAGAAGAATGGTTTGTTCTGCTTGGAATCCTTCGCAACTTGATTCTATGGCATTACCACCATGTCATTTTGTTTGGACTGTAACCAAGATAGATAATAAAATTCATTTAGCATTTCACATGCGTAGTGTTGATACATTTCTTGGCTTACCATTTAATATCGCTTCATATGCTTTATTGTTACATTTATTAGCAAAAGAAAGCAATTTTGAAGCTGGATTGGTAACTGGTTATTTAGATAATGTTCATTTGTATGTAAATCACATAGATGCAGTAAAGACTCAATTAAAAAGAACTCCTTTGTCTTTTCCTTCTATTGAAACTACTAAATTTAATAATATTTTTGATTGGTCTTGTGTAGACTCTGTATTGAAAAATTACAACTCACACGATTTCATAAAAGGTCAAGTTGCAGTATGACAAATAAATTTAATATTATTGCTGCTATGGACTTAAATCATGGCATCGGTTATAAAGGAAAATTACCTTGGGATATAAAAGGTGATTTGAAGTTTTTTAAAGAAATAACTAATACAAGTCCATTAATAATGGGAAGAAAAACTTGGGAATCATTACCAGTAAAACCTCTTCCAAATAGAGAAAATATAATAATTTCTAAAGATCTAAAGTTTAATTCTCTTCAAAAAGCATTAGATTATTGTTGGCTTAAAAAACAAACTCCTTTTATTATTGGAGGAGCCTCTATTTATGAAGAAGCAATAAATCACCAGAATTTAAATTTCTTGTTCTTAACTTTGATTAATGGGTGTTATGAAGCAGATGTTTTTTTTCCAAAATTACCAAAAATTTTAAAATTAATATCTAAAGATCATTATTCTGAATATTCTATTTTTACTTTTTTAAATTAATTCTTTTAATTAAATCTAATATAGCTAAGTCTTTGCCTTTTAATTCTACATCGAACATAACATTTTTTTCATAAGAATTTGGTATTTCTTTTGCCATATCTGCATGTGCTTTAGTACCGTCTTTTGATTCACTATAGTGAAAAAGTGGTTGGCAATCCCAAGTTTTGTAAGCTAAATCAAATGCTTCTTTTTCTGATAAATTATCAGCAAGAAATTTATGATGTAAACAATCAAAAGTAATAGGAATGTTATGTCTCTGGTAAAATATTTCAACTAGTTTTTTAGTACTCCAAACACCTTTAACATTATCATTATTTTCTAATACTAATCTTTTTTTAACACCATCAGATAGTCTTTGAAAATTTTTCATGAATACTTTAGATAGCTCTTCTTCATTACCATCTTTTCTAATGTGTATATTTAGTGGCGATAGATAATTCAGAGGTAATTCAAGTCTATTAAATATATCAGCATGTAGTTCAAGGTCATTAATTGAATTAGAAATTGTATTTGGGTTTTCAGAAGTAAGACTTATATACTCGCTTGGGTGGGCAGAAATTCTTATTCCATTTGATTTAACAAAGCATTTGATTTGATTTAATAAAAAACTTATATCTTTTATATTTGGCAAATCATCAATTTCCATACATATATCAGGATGATTTAGCAAAGGAAATAAATCGCTGCTAATTCTATAGCCAGAAATACCAATGTTTACACATTGTTTAATTGTTTTTAAGCAAACTTCTAGATTATGTAAAGCAATAAGTCCTATTTTATTAATTGCTTCATTTTTACTTACACTAGAAAAACTTTTATAAGTAATTCTTCTGAATCTAGTGCCTTCATTAGATAAAACATTAGAAATGCAACAAAGTGATAAATTCATAATAATTTCTATTTTATTAAATATATAAGGCAAATGTACGCAATGTAAATATAATATATTGTTTAAATAAGTCAATGATAATTATTATTTTGCTTATGGAAATATTTCTTTAAATTCTTGTGTTTTTCCAAAATTTATTTTTACTTTTGCATATCCCCACCCAGTATCTTTGTTTGCTATTAATTTATTGTTTGAAATATTAAATTCTGATGTGGTTTTATTAGTTTGTAAGCATGACCACCAACTTTTTAATCCTGTTTGATTTACTTTTTCTTCTATGGTATTTGTTATTACACCTATGGATATTAGATTTTCAACAACTTTAATATTCATAGCTTTTGCTCTGTTCATTATATCGTTATCTTGGTATGCAATTGGAAGAAAAGACTCATCATATCCTCCTAATTTATAAAAAATATCTTTAGGTATACATATTTTTCCAAAAGTTCCACCCATGATTTTATTCCATAAATGAATCAAAACTTCATCTCTATTATCAGTATTTAAAACTCTTTTATTAATTAGATAATTAGTATTGTCAGCATCAAGATTAACTAGAAATTTACCGCTGGCAAATCTATGTGCTATATTTTTTGCTTTTGAGCAATTATAATTGCTTACATCTAAAACATCTATATATTTAAATCTATTATCATCCATTAATTTTTGACACCAATAACTTGATTTTATGTAGCGGTTTAAATTATCAGTACTCCCATAATTTACTAATATGAGTTCTTCTTTTTTATTTAAATTTTCTAAATTATCTTGTAGAGTTAAAGCTAATTGCCATAGTCTATTACAACATGTTGTACAATATGATAAATTTATTTTGCTCATGCGTTATATATGTTTTTTTATTTAAATATTATAATTATATTAGGCTGGGGATACCACCTATTTCCCCGTATAACCACCATTATACCATCCCCAGCCCTAATTAATTATAGTATATTGTTATAAATTAAACAAGCTAGTTATTTGATTTAGATTTTCTACACGCTGGCTTTTTATCTTCTTTGTTAATTAAAATATCTAATTTTTTTGATATTTCCTGTAATGTATCTAGCATTTCTTTTTTTTCTATTTTTACATTTAAAGAATCTATGTTCATACTATAAATTTTTGTACTGTCGTCATTTTCATTTAACAACCTTTCTTTTGTAACGAAACTACAAATATTTTCATATGTCCATAAAGTTCCATCTCCAATATCCACAGTTATTTTTACATTGTTAACATTCATATTTTTTAAATTATACCTTTCTACCATTAAATAAATCAGTATGTTCTGGACAAAGTGTTTTTATCCACCCAACAGATGTTAATTTTACATCTTTAGATGTACCACAAAATTCACATGTTTTAGAACTTAATCTCTCGGCAAAATCAATTAAAGCTTTATGCTCCTTATTAATATTATTAATACAAACTGTTAACAATCCAAATTTTTCTTTAATTTGAATTACAGAAGGAATTCTTTCAAATTTTTTCATTGCTTCTTCGTATTCTTCTAAAGACCTTTCTACAGACCTTTCCTTTCTTGATTTTTTAATAATTTCATAACATAAACAATCAATAATATCATACCAACCATCTTCACATTCAATTCCCCACATTAATGTTAATTCTGGATTTTTATCATTCATTGAATAAAATAACTCGGGATAATTATCATAAAGTCTTTTTTCTTTATCTGGACTCATTTTTTCTCCTGTTGAAACATTATTTAAAAAGAAAAGCTTTTGCCACATCCACAAGTTGTTTTAGTATCAGGATTTTCAATTTTGAATCCTCTTTCATTCAAATCATCTAAATAATCAATTTTTGCTTCAGAAATATACATTATGCTTCTTTTGTCAATTACAACCTCTACTTCATTAATTGTTTGACAATCATCTAAGTTTTCATTTACTTGATCATCAACTGTAAGCTTGTATTGAAATCCAGAACAACCACCTCCAACAACTCTAATCCTTAAGTATTGTTTCTTGTTTGCAAACTCTGGATCTTGTGATTTTTGCTCTTCAATAATATGAATGAATTCGTTCTTAGCTCTGTTTGTAATTGAAATTGCCATGGCTTTATCCTTTTAAAATTTAAAATGCTAATTAATTTAATATAACATATAAGTAAAAATACTTATATGTAAAAAAATAAAATATTTTTAGTAATATATATTTACATATGGTAATCGATTTTTATCAAGAAGGCTACGAAATAACTTTAGAAGAAAACAAATATATAAATTTATTTCATAATCATGAAAAAATAGGATATTTATTATTTGAAAAAACAAATTATACGCTTCAAAGATTTTCTGCTTATTATTATAATTTAATTAATTTTCATATTTGTGAATCTTATAGAAATAAAGGCTTAGGTAAATTTACATTTAATTATTTAATTGAAAATTTACCTAGTGATGTTTATGCTTTAATATGGAGTAAAGATAAAATTTTAAATAAAGTTCAGATTCCTAAAATATTTTCTAAATATGATGTAATTTCAATTGGAAACTATGAAATTATTAAAAATAAAAATTATGATAATTAATTATGATTTTATTTAATATATAATTCATGTACACAGCAATAGTCTTAGACGAAAAATCTAAAAACAAACTTAAAGATAAATTTTCCCCTTTTTTTAATGAGGATTGGAAAATAGTTTGTCATCATATGACTATTAATAAAGGCAAAGCTTCTAAAACTATAAATGAAAATATAAAAAATATGATAGGACAAAAGGTTGAAATAGAAGCAGTTACACTTGCTTTTGACGAGCAAGTAATAGCGGTTGGAGTAATTACAGATATGCTCTCAGAAAACAAAATAAAACATATCACTATAGCAGTTAATTATAAAAATCATGGTAAACCATCTTTTAGCAATAATTTAACTAACTGGGAGGCAATACCAATCATTGAATTGTCTGGTACGATTGAAGAAATTGGTTGAATAAATCATGAAAAAAACAATTGTAATTTTTTTGTTTTTGATAATAGCTTCTACTTCTCAAGCTCAAAAATATAGAAGTATTTTACCACTAAGTCCTTCATTTCCTCCTGCTTTAAATAATACAGTACAGCCTCAAATAGCAAATCAAAACATTAATTTTAATACTGGAAGCAGTTCTAGTGGCGTTGGCGGTTTTGGCGGTTTTCAACAAAATACAGGAGGCATTCAAGGCACTGCACAATACACACAAAATAATACTCCAGGCATCCAAATCTCGAAGCTTTATCAAATTCCACTTTCTACAGGTGGTGGATTCAATCAAGGTGGTGGATTCAATCAAGGTGGTGGATTCAATCAAGGTGGTGGATTCAATCAAGGTGGTGGATTCAATCAAGGTGGTGGATTCAATCAAGGTGGTGGATTCAATCAAGGTGGTGGATTCAATCAAGGTGGTGGATTCAATCAAGGTGGTGGATTCAATCAAGGTGGTGGATTCAATCAAGGTGGTGGATTCAATCAAAGTGGCAGTTTAATAGGTGGTGGATTCAATCAAGGTGGTGGATTCAATCAAGGTGGTGGATTCAATCAAGGTGGCGGTGTTCAAGCAATTGGTATGAATAATCCCTTTTATTCTATGGCGATGCAGGGTATTATGTCTGGGGTTGGTGGTTTAGCATTTCAGAGTGGCGGTGGTGGTAATATGGGCGGTCAAAATATGCGTGGCAATATGGGATTTGGTCAATTTAGTGGTGGTCAATTTGGTGGTGGCTTTAACAATGGCGGAAATGGCATATGACTTCTGTAAAAATACACGGATTAATGAGAAGCGGAACAAATTTTTTAGAATTTTTAATATTAAGAAATTTTGATGTAATTCCATTAGTTAACCAACACGCTTGGAAACACGGTCATATAAAAAAAGATTTAGAAGCTAATACAATCATTGTTTTCAAAGAACCTTTTTCTTGGCTTTATTCGATTTATACTTATTCAAATAGAAAAAATAAAATTAATATATTTCCTGCAACGAAAGGTTTTGATTTTAAAAAATTCATTAGAAGTAAATTCGTATATAAAGATAGATCAAGTAAAATTCCTCAATTCGAAGAATTAAACCCTATATTTCTTTGGAATAAAATGAATGAATCATGGTTATTTTGCGACACAGCAGGTAAAAAAATATTTATAAAATATGATTCTTTACTGTTACAAACTGAAGATGTTTTGAAAAAAATAGCTGAAAAATTTAACATGAAACTTAAATCTCCTACCATAGTGTTTCCATCAGAAAATATAAACCCAGGTAAAGCAGCAGAAATCAGACAAGTTAATAGTATGCAATACAAAGATGAAAATTTTTATTCAAAAAAACAATACATGAAATATTTTGATGAAGATGATATAAAATTCGTTGAAGAAAATTTAAATGCAAATGTATTGGCTGAATTAACCAGTTTAGATAAAAACAATTAATTGATAGTATTAATTAATAAAAGTAATATTGTTTGGTAAAAAATAAGAGAAAACATTGAAAATTGCCTTTAACTTTTAAAAAGATGAATAATATTATTAATTTTTAATATAAAATAAGTGAAATTTAATAAAAATGCAAGAAAACATAGACTTTTATTACGATGAAAATGGATTAATGGTGTTTACTAAGGAATTTCTATTAAAAAGAGGCAAATGTTGCAAAAGTGGCTGCAAAAATTGTCCTTATGGATTACATGAAGAAACTATAAATTTAGAAGAAAGCACATAATTTATTTGATTAATTATGAATAAATAAATTACAATTCTTAATACGAGGTGTAATATGACAACAACAAGATGGATTGCACAAAAAAACAAATCATCATGCGGTCCAGTTGCTATATTAAATGTATTGAAATGGCTTGAAATAGAAATTAATTATAATAAAGATTATTCTAAATATAAAAGAAAATGCAAGTGTACAAAAGAAGGAACACATCAACCATATTTTGAAAAAAGTTTAAATAGTATTAGTGGCATCGATGTAAAATGTAAAAACTTACCAACTATAAAAGAAATAGAAGATGCTCTAAATTCAAATCACATAATAATAATGAAATCAACATTTATGTTTGATTTTAAAAAAATAGAAGGCCATTTTTTCATAATAAGTGAAATGACTGAAGAAAGTTTATTTTGTATAAATGACATATATGGTCAACATACATGGTACAACAAAGATATTTTTGCACAGTATTATTTACAATATCACAAAGGATATTGTGAAGCATGCGGTACTTCTAAACTATGCGGAATATCTCCATATGCTTGGTTTGTTAAGAAAAAAACATTTTAGCTTTTTAAATAAAACTTAATAACTAAAATTGCTTTTGATTACATTTTTTATATAATAAACATGTAGTCGAATTCTAAAAACAAAAGGATGTGCCAAATGCATGAAGTTAAAAACTATAAAAATATAACAGAATTAATTTCAGACACCAGAAAGTGGCTAGATCAGAATTATCAAAATTATCCATTTAGATATAGCGTAATTGAAAATGCAAATAGCTTAATTGATTTTGGTAACGGAACTACAATCGAAGAATCAATTGAATACATTGCTTCTAATATAATTGAATATATTGGAACTTCAAAAAGTGGATTCACAGTCCTTAGAAAAAATAAAGATAATAAAGTTGAATACAATCAAATTGTTTTTATGGTTGCTGAAACTTCAAAATACAATTCTATAAAAGAAGAAGTGCAATCAATTGATGATTTTGTTGGTAAATATAATGATCAACTCATAGTAATGTTTGATGGCAGATACTTATTAAATAATAAACCAGAATACTTTGACGATGAATGTTTTTTATCGGAAAAAGAACCTTCTAAATTACAAACCTTAGATAACGAAATATTTAAACTTTATAATACTTGTCAAAATGATTAATGTTAATAAAGCCGTGGGTATTATTATTGAAAATAAAATTGAAGTATTAAATCAAATAGATGCTTTGAAAAAAGCATCTCAAATTATTTACAATGATATTGTTGAAAACAAAATTTCTAATAGAGATATAGAAATCTCTGATTTAATTGTTAAATTAGCCAACGGAATTTTAAAGAATATAAAAAAAGCTCATAGATTGTAAGATATTTCTTTTTCTAATTGTAATTTACTATCAATTATTTTTGATAATAAATTCATTTCTCTGTCACCATATAAAAAGAAATTACCGCATATTCTACTTCCGTGAAAATCTACTGGTAACTCTATGTTTGAAACATCATCAAAATATGTGTGCCTCTTACTTTTCTTCTCTCTAAATTCCATTCCTCTTCTAGTACTAGTATAAAGATTGACACCAAAATTTTTATTTTCTTTTTTAATTAAAATATCTATTCCATGTTTAAAGTCTAAATCTATATTGTAAATAATATTATCAAAATTGCTTTTCTCTTTTAAAAATAAACAAAAGTGTAAATCTCTTACTAAAGATGGATAAGTTTGTTTTAGTCTAAATTCCAAGCCTCTCATGATTTTATCTGAGAATTTTTGTTCATTAAGCCATTCAATGTTTTTTGATATGTAAAGATAATTAACATAATGAATTTGAGTTGGAACAATTTGTTTGTTGAAAACATATTCGTAAAAAGGCGTAATGTATCTTGGAAAACTTATTCTATATTCTGATTCTTCATTTTTTGTACCTGTAAAATCTAATGTGAAGTTTTTTATCTGCTCTTCAACTTCCCTAAAGGTTAAATTAGTTTTATCAAGGTCATTTGTAAAATCAATAATATTCATAAATATCCTTAAGTTTTTAAATATTGTTATTAAGCATATTAATATTAACATTTAATAATTGCAAGTATATTTTTATTAAACTTGACATAATTAGTCTTATCTTATAAATTAAATATAATAAATTTAATTTTTTAATAAAAGGTTCAATTATGATAATTGTACATGATGGAAGAGCACATGAAGATGATTTCTTAGCTACTTGTGTATTAATATATAAAACAAATCAAAGAGCATTAAGAACAAAAGCTACTACAGAACATTTAGAAAGTGCTTTATATTGGGTTGTTGATCAAGGATTATCTTTTAATCCAGAGTTACATAATTTTGATCATCATCACATAAAGGAACAAATTTGTGGCTTTACTATGGTTCTTGATTATCTTTATGGAAAAGATTACAGAGAAGATTTTCCGCAACTTAAATTTGTTGAAATATATGATAGTTATGGACAAAAAGCAGCAGCAAAGTTTGCCAATGTATCTGAAGAAAGTTTAAATATAATATTCAGTCCTATTAGGAACTCTATCTTATCAGTTTTTTCTAAAATTACTGGGGAAATTACTGATCCAATATATTCACTAATGAAAGAAATTGGAAAATCTATTTGTGAAGAAATTGAAAACAATAAAGAATTTATGCAAATTATAGAAGATGGTGTAAAGCATTTTTTGTTTAATAATATTAAAATATTAGATTTAACTAATTGCAAAATAAAAGATGGATTTAAAATTGAAAATCTTCCAACTAAAAAGTATTGCAAAGACAGGAAAATTGAAGTTGATGTTATATTAACTATAGATAGTAGAAATAAAAAAGGTGGATACAGAATGGTAAGTAACAATGTTGATATAGTTAAATTTTCACCTAATGAAAAAGCTAATTTTTGTCACAATAGCGGATTTTTAATAGCATTCAATAATATTGAAGATTATAAAGAAATTTTAAATCAAACAGAAGTAAAGAAAAAATAAGGTTATTATCTTAAGCGATTCATCTTATAATCTCTTCCTTCTCTAGTAGAATCTCCTCTGTATGCTTTATCGTAATCTTCTGGAGATGCTTGTTGTTGTTGCTGTTGTTCTGGGAATATAGATTTATAACCTTCTTCTCCAGCTTTTTCTTTTATTAAATCCCTTGTAGTTCTTGGGATCTTTTCGTTTCCAATTGTATCTACAATGAATTTAATAGTTGAAATTGCATCTTTATCTAATATTTTTCCAAAAGAACTTAAGATATCTGCAAATAATTTTATACTAGTGTTTTCATGATTTTTACTTACATCAGAATGATGCATGTCTTCTTGATCACGATTAACTTCTTTGGCATCTTGTAATTTTGAAGCAAAATTCTGGAAGAATTTTCTGAACATAACAATGTATTTAGAACTACTACCAAGATAAGCTCTAATATTGCTAATTAAATTTGATATATTTCTCATTGGCATTTGATTTGAATAAGTACTTAAAAGATGCAATAAATTTATAACTTTAACTTTGTCTATACTTTTAAATTTTTTATCGTAAAATTCATCAAATGTATCCCTAATACTATCACCGCTACTTAATATATCATCTATTAAACCTTTACAACTTGATCTTAAAAAATCAGTCAAAAACTTAACATTGTTTTTGTTTGGTTGTCTTAAAATTTCAGATACAAAATCAGCATTTTTACAAGTAATTAAATTTTTTATTTCATCATTAAATTCCAAACTTGGATTTTTTTCATATTTTCTAAATAAATCATAAAAATTTGATACATAATCTTTGAAACTATCTCCAAGAAAGTTTTTAATTTCAGTTTTTTTATCTTCTGGTAAATTAAGATAATCTTCGGCTTTAATATAACTACCACTATGATCTGAAATTAGATAACTTTTGAAACTATCTCCAAATAATTTTTTAATTTCTGCTTTTTTATTTTCTGGGAAATTAAGATAATCTTCAATTTTAATAGACCTATACATTATTAAATCTCTATAATTATACCCAAGAAAGTTTTTAATTTCAGTTTTTTTATCTTCTGGGAAATTAAGATAATCTTCAATTTTAATAGACTGATATTTTATTAAATCTTTAGAATCATTTCCAAGTAAGTTTTTAATTTCAGCTTTTTTATTTTCTGGGAAATTAAGATAATCTTCAATGTTAATTGAATTAAATATTATTAATCTTTTATAATTATCTCCAAGTAAGTTTTCGAGTTCGGTTCTTTTATCTTCTGGTAAACTAAGATAATCTTCAACTTTAGTAGACTGATATCCAAATAAATGATAAACATTATCTTTAGATAAATTTTTAATTTCGGTCTTTTTATCTTCTGGTAAATTAAGATAATCTTCAATCTTAAGAGAATACCTAGAATTATTTAACATTGAATTAAAAAAATCATTTCCAAATAAGTTTTTAATTTCAGTTTTTTTATCTTCTGGTAAATTAACATAATATTTAATTTTAATATTTTTAATTTCTATATAATCTTTAAGTTTATCTCCATATTTTTCTACTAATTCTTGTTTTTGTTTTGGTGGCATGGCTAAATATTCTTCTGCAAACAGATGTTTATTTGGAAAATTATGCATTCTTGCATTAAGATAATTTAATTTTAAATCTTTAAAATAAGGATTGTTAAGAACAAGGTTCAACTGCTCACTATACAAAATTATACCAGTTGATACATATATTTTTAAAAGTGGCTCAGATCTAGTTGTAAATAGAAAATTAAATTGTTCATCTGAAAGAGTATGTCCTCTTCCAATATAGTTCTTTCTTTCTTCATATGTTAAAGATCTAAACCATGCTAATTCAAGATTACCCTTACCTAATTTTTCGTTTTCTGCTTCTTCCTTTGGTGTTTTTCGTTCATTTTTAAAGACAGTTGTATCAACACCTTTTTCTTTTAAATATTTTAAGTATAAATCTGAATTTGATGTTATTATTTTTGGTGTAGTTTCATATGGATCTTGCATAGTTTTTGCTGTGTCGTTTTTTCCATCAGTAATTTCAATACCTCTTCTTGTGGCATCAACTACAACTACTTTAAGATCATCATTTCTTGTATTATCATAAACAAAGTAGAAAGTTGAATCTTTGGTATTCCTGTAACCATGAAATTGTGAATTACCAGGTTGAGATATGCAAAACTTTTGACCTCTACCAAGAATAATACACTTGTCTACTGCGTTAGCTTTATAAACCTTTATCTTTTCATCTGGTGATTTTGCAACTAATTCTTGATCACTTACATCACCTGTAGATTTTTGTAAGCTTTGGTGAAATTTCTTTTTTTCTTCATCTTCATTTTCGCTATTTTTAGAATGTACAGCAGATGCCCAATGAATATAATGTGAATATGGATTTCCTGTATCTTTTGGCTTTCCTATAATATAGTTCCCAGTTACATTTCCATCATCATTAAATGATAAAACAGGAAGTTGGTTGGCTATTACAAATTTATAATAATCTTTTAAATCTTGAGAGAATTCTGCTTCGCCAACTGATGGATTTGTTTTATACACATAAGCTGCTGTTGGATAAATGTTTTTTTGTTGTGCTTCAGGAATTGAAGCAGAAAATATCTTATTGAATTCATTTGTTGTTTTTATAATATTAGGATCAGTACTAAGTACAGGCTTGCCAGCATTATCTACTGTATTGCCAAGTATTTTAAAAGCCAAAGCCTTTGGTTTTAATTCTTCTAATATTAACAGCCATTCTTGAAAATTAAAGTTCATAGATTATATAATCCTTGCTTCTCTAGTAGAATCTCTTGTGTATGCTTTATCGTAATCTGCTGGAGATGTTTCTGTTTCTTCTTCTGGGAATATAGATTTATAACCTTCTTCTCCAGCTTTTTCTTTTATTAAATCTCTTGTAGTTCTTGGAAACTTTTCTTTTCCAATTGTATCTACAATAAATTTCATAGTTGAAATTAAATCATTTGTACTATATTTTTCCATATGATATGGATTTCCATCAAATATTTTTCTAAACAACTTAAGAGTTTTATTTTCATTAAAGAAATTCTTCTCTACTTTAGAATGATGTTGCGAACCTTCGTATCTATCGTGACTGCTGGCACTGCTTAAATCTGAAGCAAACTTTTCAAAGAATTTTCTAAACATAAATATGTATTTAGAAACATTACCAAGAATGTTAATCATGTAATTAAATATAATATCTATATTATCCAATCGCATTTGATTTGAATAATTACTTAAAAGATGCAGTAAATTTATAAATTTAACTTTTTCACCCTTGAGTTCTTGAAATATGGTAGTTAATGCGTGTCTGTCATTTAAATACTGAAAATCTACTGCGTTTGGACATGTTTCAAGCATTTTAGTCATAAATTTAACATTGTTTTTGTTTGGTTGGTCTAAAATATCGATTAAGAAAGTTTGTGTTCCACAATTAATCAATTCTTTTTCTTCATCAGTAAATTCTAAAGTTGGGTTATGTATATACTTTGCAAACAATCCACCATAAGAGTATGGAGATATCTGGTTTTTAATATATTTTCCAAATAACTTTTTTGTTTCTATTTTTTTATCTTCTGGTAGATCAAGATAAGTTTGAATGTCAAATCTTTGAATTTTGTTTTGAAGTAGTCTAGAGCCATTATTAGCATCAGTGTATAAAAATAATTTTTTCAATTCTGTTTTTTTATCCTCTGAAAGATCAAGATAGTATTCAAGGTTAAAATTTTCAATTTCTTCTAGAAGTTGTGCTCCATATATTTTTCGCACTTCTATTTTTTTATCTTCTGGAAGATCAATATAATATTCAATGCCTAATTTTCTCTGAATATTTTTGACAAGATTGTCACCATAATTAAACAATCTTTCAATTTCTGTTTTTTCTTCTTCTTTAAGATTAATATATTCTAAAACATGAAGCTTATTAACATTAATATAATCTTTAAGTTTATCTCCATATTTTTCTGCCAACTCTTGTTTGTATTTTGGTGGCATGGCTAAATATTCTTTTATTGCTAGCTGTCTTTCTGGAAGACCATTCATTCTTGCGTTAAGATAATTTAATTTTAAATCTTTAAAATAAGGATCATTAAGAACAAGGTTCAACTGCTTACCATACAAAACTATACCAAGTGATAAATGTTGTTTTAAAAGTGGTTCAGAGTTAATTGAAACTAGCCAATTAAATTGTTCACTTGAAAGTCTGTGTCCTCTGCCAACATAGTTTTTCTTTTCTTCATATGTTAAAGATTTAAACCATGCTAAGTCTTTATTTTCCTTACCTAATTTTTCATGTTCTTCATTTTCTTTTGCTGTTCTTTGCTCGTTTTTAAATACAGTTATATCAACGCCTTTTTCTTTTAAATATTTTAAGTATAATTTTGAATTTGAGGTTATTTCTGTTACTTTATCGGTTACATATGGATCTTGCATGAATTTATCTGTTCTATTTGAGCTATCAGTAATTTCAATTTTACTTATTGTGGCATCAACTACAACTACTTTAAGATCATCGTTTCTTGTATTATCATAAACAAAGTAGAAAGTTGAATCTTTGGTATTCCTGTAAGATTGAAACATTGAATTGCCAGGTTGAGATATGCAAAACTTTTGACCTCTACCAAGAATAATACACTTGTCAACTGCATTAGATTTATAAACCTTTATCTTTTCATCTGGTGATTTTGCAACTAGTTCTTGATCGCTTACATCACCTGTAGATTTGTATAAAGTTTGGTGGAATTTCTTTTTTACTTCATCTTCACTTTCGCTATTTTTAGTATGTATAATAGTTGCCCAATCAGCATAATGCAAATATGGATTTCCTTCACTTTTAGATTTTCCTATAATATTATTACCAGTTACATTTCCATCATCATTAAATGATAAAACAGGAAGTTGGTTGGCTATTACAAATTTATAATAATCTTTTAAATCTTGAGAGAATTCTCCTTCGCTAACTGATGGGTTTGTTTTGTACACATAAGCTGCCGTTGGATAAATGTTTTTTTGTTGTGCTTCAGGAATACCAGAAGCGGTAAATATCTTATTGAATTCATTTGTTGTTTTTATAATGTTAGGATCAGTACTAAGAACAGGCTTGCCAGTTTTATCTACTGTATTACCAAGTATTTTAAAAGCCAAAGCTTTTGGTTTTAATTCTTCTAATATCAACAGCCATTCTTGAAAATTAAAGTTCATAGATTATATAATCAATTAACTTTAAATTATTGTTGTATTATTAAGAAATTTTTATTCCAAATAAAATATTAATAATATCCCTTATAATCATAAAAGAAAATGAAATTATTATCATAATAGGTATTAGTATTACTACTATGAACCAATCAACATGGTTTAATTTATCTAATTCATCATTTTCTTTCATGTTTAGTTCTCTTAAATTAAGATTTTTTAATATTGATAAAATCTAAAGAAGAAAATAACAGAAATGCAATTCCATAAACTCCTGATACATATGAAAAAATATAATATTTAAAATATAATATATCTAAGCAATTAGAAAAATTAACAAAAGGAAAGGTAACAAACAAGAACAAAGAAAAAACATAAACAATTTTATTGTATAGTTTTAAATTTGATATATCATGTTTTGATTCAAAAACATTAAACATAAAAGGCAATGAGTAAATGCCAATTAAAAAACTAAATCCAGCAATCATATAATTCATAAATGTAAATCCTTTCAATTTTTAGCATTATAAAAAGGTTAGTTGTATTATGCAATACATATTTTTTAAAATTATAAGTTTTTGTAATAAAATGTATCTTCAAAACATGGCAGTTTAATATGTTTTATTGTAATTTCATAAAATTTACTGTAAATTTCTTTGTAGAGAACAAGTCTATCTTTTAAAGGTCTTAAATACCAAATATCATATTCATTGTTCAAATAAATTAATTCTACCTGCTCAAAGCAGTAATTTAAATTTTTATTGTTGGTGAATATTATTAACTTAAACCAATTATTGGTTTTTTCTTTAAGTAACTTTATCATTTCTAATAATTTTATATCAACATTAGTGAATGTAATGAATATAATTTTGTTTTCTAATTCCAAACATTCTTTGAAGTTTTTTATTTTAGTGTTGAAGCTATTAACTATGAATTCATAATTCATAATTTTATAGTCTTGCATAAAATAATCATGATTTAAATTAAAATTATATTTTTTATTAAGTATACTCGGCCCAAGTTTGTATTCATTAAAATCACTATAAAATTCAGTTATTTTAATATTATCAAAAAACAAATGTGATTTATCGTATATTTCTTCGTATTTTGATTCTTTTAAATATTCTAATATATCATTGAAGCTGTAAAATCCAAGTTGAAATAACTGTTTTTCTTTAATATTAAGAATATCATTTATTATGATACCAGAGGCACAATCATTGCCAAAATGAACTAATTTTGTATTTCCATCAATCATTCTATATTTATAAGAGAAAAAAAAAATAAACTTTATAAATATGTCATGTTTACAAAATACACTGGTGCGTATGTAATTAACCTTGATAAAAACAGTGATAGAAAAATAAAATTTCTTAAGGAATGGAATAATATTGATGATAGAATCAATATTATAAAAGCTGTCGATACGACAAATGGTATGTGGTTAAATTACGAACATAAAATGTCAAAAAAAGCAGTAGAAGAATTAAAAGAAGCTATAGCAAAAAAAGAAAGAAAAACAAATTCATCTCTTACAGAAGGTGCAGTTGGTTGTTACCTAAGTCATTTAAAGTGTTGGAGAAGATTTATCAAAGAATCTAAATCAGAAAATGATTATTGCTTAATATTTGAAGATGATTCAACAATACCAAAAGATCTATTTGAAACTACTAGTAATATAGTTAATAAGATTAATACTAAATGGGGAATGATTTTACTTGGATGGCAAGCTATTAATGAATATTTTGATTTCAATGAAGATTTATTGATACCTAATAAATTTTGGTTCACTCATGCTTATTTATTAAGTAATTTTGGAGCAAGAAAACTTTTAGAATTACATCATAAAGTCGAAGTTCAAGTTGATGCTTTTATGTCGAACAATATAAAAGAAGTTAAAATATTTGGAGTTGTTGATAATATTTGCATTCAAAAAAATGGTTGTGGTTATACTGATATTCAAAATCTTAAAACTGCTAAAAAAAAATAAACTTTATAAATATGTCATGTTTACAAAATATACTGGTGCATATGTAATTAATCTAGAGGAATGTGGCAATAGAAAAAAACAATTTATCAAGGAATGGAATAATATTGACTATAGAATCAATATTATAAAAGCTATCGATACTAGAAATCGCATGTGGTTAAATTACGAACATAAAATTTCAAAAAAAGCAGTACAAGAACTAAAAGAAACTATAGTAAAAAAAGAAAGAAAAACAAATTCATCTCTTACAGAAGGTGCAGTTGGTTGTTACTTAAGTCATTTAAAATGTTGGAAAAGATTTTTAAGTGAATCTACATCAAAAGAAGATTATTGTTTAATATTAGAAGATGATTCATCAGTACCAAAAAACTTAATAAAAACTAATGATAATCTTGTTAAAAAAATGAATACTAAATGGGGAATGATTTTACTTGGATGGCTTCGTGCTGGTGAGCCTTTACCATTTAACGAAGATTTAGTAATACCTGAAAAGTTTTTTGGTACTTATGCTTATTTATTAAGTAAATTTGGAGCAAAAAAACTTTTAGAATTACATGATAAAATTGAAATTCAAGTTGATGCTTTTATGTCAAATAACATAAAAAAAATAAAAATATTTGGAGCTATTAATAATGTTTGCTATGAGAAAAACACTTGTGGTTACACTACTGTTCAAAACATTCCATTCTATTAAATAATTTTAATTTAATAATAATTATATATATTAACATGCAAGAAATGGTTGATTGCTATGAATGTTGTTTTTGTAAAATAAAGTTCCATTCTGGTAGCTATTGGAAAGGGCAAGGAGATCCAATTAATTGCCCAGAATGCAACTGTGAAAAATTAAATTATAAATACTGTGCAATAATATATTTAAATTCTAGGGATAAAAATGAAAACATTTGAAATTTACATGATTGAAGAAGATTTTTTAAGAACCTATAACTTAAAAAGAAATCAATTATTTTGTGAGTTTTTAGGATTTGATCTAGCACCAAAAGATGGGCCAGCATATTCAAGAACATTCGCAGGAAGAAAAAATACAAACCCAAGGAAGATATTTGTTTCTGATGGCGATGGCTTGTTTGAGAAATTTATTCAAAGTGCAATTAAAGAAATGGGAACACTTGCAGTCGCTGGTGCTCTACTTTTTCTTAAATTTTCATATAAATCAATTTCTTATATTCTTAGATCTGCTGGTAAAATATTGCTTAAAGTATTACAATACTTAGGTGTAATAAGTGCAAATGCATTAAAGAATTTATATATTTCACTTAAAAATTATCTTAAAAAAAGCAATTATTTTACAGCTGAAGAAAAACAAGCAATAGAAGAAAAATTAAATCAAGGCAAATAATGTTAGATTATCCCTTTAAGTTTATTTAAATTGCAATATTTTTTTAAATTTGCACTTTTGTAATCATCAAAACTAAATTTAAATAATTCTATATCTTTTTTATGTATTTTTTCTACTAAATCTATAGATTTAGAATTGTAATAATGCTTGAAATTCTTATGCTTTGCTTTATGTGAATTTCCATGATTAGATTCTAATTTCTTCCTAATTTTTATGTTGCTTATTTTTTTTATTACTTTAAAATCTTCATTTAAATTGTGAAAGTTTATTATATAATCAACTACAATATTACTATTAATATTTATGTAACTGAAATATGAATTATGCTTTTTTAACTTCTTTATTCCAACTTCATCTGTTACCTTTTTAACCCAATCATTAAAAGAAAAGTTTTTATTTTTTATACTTTTCCAGTAAGGGTCATTGGTTTGATCAACCATGCTTAATCTATAATTGAAATTTGATAGCATCCTATCCCAAGGATTTCTAAAAATTACAAATTTAAAATAATCTCTAAAATTTACTCTATCTGAAATTAATTCTTTTATTTCGCCTATAGTTTTATGACCTGTTTTAAATTTATCTGAATAATCAAAGTAATGTTTTACAGATCCTCCTGCTGTTTTCGGTATATGTACAAATATTAATGGAATTAATACTTTTTTCTTTGATGTTATTATCATATAGTTTTCCTTTCCAATAGATTTTTTATTTTTTCTTTATTTTGAAATTCATCAAGATAAATGTATTCGTAATCATCAAAACTAAATTTAAATAATTCTATATCTTTTTTGTATATATTAGCTACTAACTCTATGGTTTTATCATCATAATAATTTTTGAAAAATTTATGATTACTGTCATGGACATGCATTCCTTCTTTGGTTAAGCTTCCATGGTTTTTATTACTTATTTTTTTTATTAACTCAAAGTCTTCATTTAAATTGTGAAAATTTATTATATAATCAACTCCTATTTTTCCATCTAACTCTACAAAATTATAATAACTGTATTTTTTCATTAAATCATTTATGTTTTCTGTTTCGGTAATATAAGAAATCCACTCTTTGAAATTATAATTCTTTTCTTTTACATTAATCCAATACTTTCTTTTAGCCGATGTCTTGTTAGCCTTCTTTAAAATATTATCTCTGCTTCTGAAAGTGAATTCTGATAATATTCTTTCCCAAGGATTTCTAAATATTGTAAATTTAAAATAATCTTTAAAAGGAAGTTTTTTACTCAAATGTTTGTCATTGCAAATTTTATTTTTTATGAATAATAAGTTATTGTGACCAAAAGATATTTTGTTAATTTTCTTAAGTTTACTTGAAGTTTTATCAAAGTAATCTTTTATAGATCCACCTGCTGTCTTGGGTATGTGTGCAAATATTAAAGGCACTAAACTTTTTTCTTTTGATATTATTATCATACAACTTTCCTTTCTGTTAGACTCATTATCTTTAATTTTTTTGAAAATCATAAAGATTAATGTATTCTTAATTATCAAAAATAAAGTAAAACAATCCTATGTCTTACCTGTATATATTAATATAATTGTCAAAATATATTATTCATGTAATAATTACTTGCACATGCCTAAAAGCAAGTGAATGTAACCATTTTATTAATCTTAATTAATATATAAATCTATGAAGTTTAAAAAATGGCTATTGTTAATTGAAACAGATGTTAAGAACTGGGAAAATGAAATAAAATCTTCTTCTTACAGTAGATCTTTTGCATTTGAAAATTGGTTTCCTACAGAAGGCAGAGTTTATATTCCATTTGAATCAGAAGAATCAGAAGATTCAAAAATTGACAAAGATATAGAAAACTATTTTAAAGACCATGAAAAGTATGAAATATTAGATTATCCTAAAGGATTAGCTGCTGATAAAATTTCAAAAAGACCAATGAAAATTGGAAAAATATTAGAAATGGAAGCTAAAAAAGAAGAAAATAAAATAAAATCATCTTATGAAAACAAACAAATTTCAGACTTAAAATATCAAGATGAATTAAAATGGAACAAGGAATACTATAAAGGCCTTTTATCTACATTCACTTCGTCTAAGTATAGAGTTGGAGTTAAATCTACATCACCATATATGATAGTCTTCAGTAGCATTCCTGAAGATATTGCTGCAATGTCTACTAATCGTAATTGGACATCATGTATGAATCTTCAAGGTGGAGCAAACAGAGAAAGCGTATTTTGTGAAATAAAAAATGGTGGATTTATAGCTTATCTTTGTCTTAAAGATGATAAAAATATTGAAAAACCATTAGCAAGAGTGCTTATCCGTAGATTTGATAATAAAGCAGGTAAATCAATAGCAGTATTAGAAGAAAGTGTTTATGGAAATTCTTTAGATGGATTCGAACAACAAGTTCAAAAATGGATTGATTCAAAACAAGGTAAAATAAAACCAGCTAAATATATTCGCAAAGGTGGCTGGCATTCAGATACATTTGGAACTGCTGACCCTGATGATAGTGCTAGAAAACAACGCATAGATATGACAAAAATATTTTATCCCCAAACAGCTGATGGTCTGTTTAAGATGTTAGAAAAAAAAAGAGAACCAGAAATTGCAAGAGACATATTACAAAAGTTACTTGATCCAAATTTAGTCCTTGATGAAGAAAATAAAGCTAAGCTTATTAATTTAATAAACTCTGAATGGACTATCAATACTTTTGTATACAATCTTTATGCTGCTGATTTCAAAAGAAAATTATTTTTAAAATATCCCGAACTTTTAAATAACCAAGAATTTTCTAATTTAAGAACTTATGATCGAGAAAAATTAGCTAGAGATAATCCAAAATTTAAAGAACTTCAAAAAGACTTAGCAACTAATGCAATCTTATCTTTTGACCCAAGCAATCCATCTTTAAAAATAAACAATCCTGAATATGGTAGACCAGAAGCTTACAGTCAAATTACTGATATTGTTTTAGATTTTTCTGGTACAGGCAAATTAACAGAACCTTTAATTCGTAAATTAGTTGAAATTTCAGAATACTTTTTAAAAATATATGAAGCTGAAAAAGATAAAAGTTGGGGAGGGCCATTTGGAATCATCAAGCATATCCTTGGTTTTTTAAGCAATGGAGATGCAGATACACCTACTGTCATAAAATTTTACAGTCGTTTATTACCATATTTTAACGATGATTTATTTATGGATGGATTAGGAACTGCATTGGCTCGATTAGGAGAAAATGGGAAACAATTTTTGCCATTTTTACAACAAAAATTACAAGAATCTAAAGATAATAAATATATGAAAGAAAAATATGAATATGTTATAGATTCTATTGAAAATGGTACTGGTAGATCAAATAAATATAAATTTTATTAATTTAGAAAATATCTGACCCAATTGTGAAGATATTTTGAATAATGCACAACAATATAACATATTCTAATTAATGTGCTATAAATATCACATGAAAGATGCCATCATTATATCAGATATTCATCTAGGCAGCGATAATTGCCAAGCTAAAGATCTAAACCACTTTCTCGATAATTTACCACTTACCAAAAGACTCATACTAAATGGTGATGTTTTTGACTCTTGGGACTTCAGAAGACTTAAAAGTAGCCACTTCAAAATATTAGCAAAATTAAGACATCTGTCTACTCTAATTGATGTTATCTGGATTCATGGAAATCATGATGGCCCTAGTGAAATAGTATCTCATTTACTAGGATCTAATGTACATGAAGAATATATCTTTGTTTCAGGTGATAAGAAAATTATCTGCACTCATGGCGATAAATTTGATGACTTTATAGCAGACTACCCTTTAACTGTAAGAGTAGCTGATTATCTATATAACTTTCTACAAAAACTCGACAACGATTTCTATTGGGCTAAATTAGCTAAAATGAGCAGCAAAACCTTTTTGAAATGTATTGAAAAAGTTAAAAAAAAAGCAATTAAATATAAAGATAAAATGAAATGTGACTTGATTTGCGTTGGGCATACACATTGTCCAGAAGCAAATGATGGAATCTATTTTAACTCTGGATGCTGGACTGAAAAAGATTCTACCTTCTTATTAGTGAACGATGGCACTATTACCTTGGAGAAATATGAAGAAAATTATACTAATATCTGATACATCTTATCCTGATGTAAATGGTGTTGCTACTACCATGTATAACTACCAATCTAATATAAAAGAATCATGTCATCTTTTGTCAAGTCATGATTTCAAGTCTTTCAACTGCCCTTTCTCTAATGATGTTAAACTTGCTTATGATGTCGAATTTGACAAAGATCTATTCACTGGTAACTTCGCTGTGCATATTTTTACAGAAGGTACGCTAGGACTTTTAACAAGAAACTTCTGCTTGCAAAATGATATTAAATTTACCACATCTTATCTTACTATGTTTCCAGAATATATAAAATCTTATACCAGCATTCCACTATTCATCACAAGAGCTTACTTTAAATGGTTCCATAGTCGATCATCTAAAGTACTTTGCTGCACTAACGACCTTATCAATAAACTATCTTGGCTAAATCATAATAATATGAAAGTATCTCCAAAAGGCGTAAGCCTTGATTTATTTAAATGTAAAAGTGATCTTGCAAATAATAATACTGCACTCTATGTCGGCAGAATATCAAAAGAAAAAAACTTAGATGCATTTTGCCAATCTACTCTAGCTATACAAAAAATTGTGGTAGGTGATGGGCCTCTTCTTCCTTACTATAAACAAAAATATAAAGATGTTTATTTCTTAGGCAAAAAAACTGGAGATGAACTAATCAAGGCATATCACAATGCCGATGTCTTTGTATTCCCTTCTAAAACAGATACCTACGGACTAGTTATGCTTGAAGCCTTATCTTGTGGTCTGCCTGTTGCTGCTTATCCAATTAATGGTGCTTTAGATCTACAAGATGAAAAAACAGTATTCTGTAATGAAATATTAGATATAGCTATATTAAATGCATTTTCTAATTTAGATGTTCAAGCATGTAGAGAACATGCTGAACAATATAGTTGGAGTATCGCTACTGATAATTTTTTGAATAATTTGATTTTTAATTAAAAAAACAATAGCCAACAAAATAAAAATATTTGAAATAATAAAATTACAATCCCAATGGTAAATCCATACTTGTGATTGCTTATCAATATCTTTTTCCAAATCATCAAGCTTAAACATGTTCCAAACATCTTTAACGCTGAAAATAAAGCAACCGATCCAGAGTCTAACTTTATTAGCCAAACACCTAATAAATTCTTTTCTTCATATATCAATACATTTTGAAATCTTATTATAAGATATAAATCTACCGCACTTATTGATAATATCATTGTGAATAAAAACCAAAAAGCAATGTTTTTTGTTGTTGTCATATTACCTATCTATATGAATAAATTATTTAATTATCAAAGTTGCCAATACTTCATAAATCCTTCACATTAATTGATGTATTTTTATAAAAATTTTTTTAAAAAAAACAATATATAAAGTAAGATTATTTTTAACTACTAAGGAGAATACTATGGGAGCAACTTCAAACGAGGGCGTAGGTCAAGGTTCAGTAACAAATATTTATCCAAGAATTTTAAATGATGTTGTAAAATCAGAAAATCTTGTTTCTTCAGGTTTTACTGGCATATTAAGCATTGTTGGTAGCGATACCAATGCTTTAACTATTATATCAGGGCCAAGTGATGGAGGCCCAAGTGATAATGCACAAAACTTGAATTTATATGGTGGAACTGGTAATTCAACTGGCGACAACGATGGTGGTAATATTGAAATTATTGGTGGCGTTGGTAATGGAAATGGTGAAGGTGGTGATGTTTATATCGCTGGTGGTGAAGGTGGCCCAACTTCATCTTATAGCGGAGAGGTAACCATTGAAGGTGGTTATGGTGCTGATGATGAGGTTGATGGTGGTGATGTTTATATTTATGGTGGGCCAGGAAGTTTTGACAGCGGAATTTTTGGTAATGGCGGTCAAATCTACATGGCAGCTGGTCGTGGAGCTAGTGGCGGTGGTAATGGCGGTGACTTTACTGTATATGCTGGTGAAGGAAGAGGAGATGGTGGTAATGGTGGCAGTATTTCACTTAATGCTGGCGATTATGATGGCGATTTCTCGCAAGCTGCTGGATATGTAGAAATAGTTGCTGGTAGTGTTTCTAATGATGGTACTGTTGCTGGAAATGTACAAATATATGCTGGTAATTCCTATTCCAGTAAAACTGTAATTGGTGGAGATATTAATCTTCAAGCAGGTCTTGGCTCAGTAAATGGTCGTGGTGGTGATGTTAACTTGGTTGCTGGCAATAGTGCTGGAACAGATAGGGGTGGTGATGTTTACATTACAGCAGGCACTAATAGTGGTGCTGGTAGAGAAGGTCAAATTTATTTTTCCTCTATGACAAGAATGCCAGTATATGCTGATGCTACTGCAAGAAATAATGCTTCTGGTGGTGGAACCAATGGTTTCTTTTGTTATAACACAGCATCAGGAAACATGGAAGTATTTGTCGGTGGCACATGGAGAACAGTTACCGTTTCTTAAATTTTTTAATTTTAAATAACCAAAAACTCTTTTTCATTAATTTGAAGAAGAGTTTTTTTATTTTCACACTTATATAAAGCACATGGAAATTAATAAAAATTATTGGATGAATGAATTAATTCATCCTTTGTCACCTAATGAAGAAGATGTAAAAATTTACAGCGATAACTTATTAAAAGGAAGTGTATTGCTTTTAGGCTGTACACATAAGTTAATAACTTTAAGTGATTGTCAAATGGATATAGATCCTTGGTATCAAGGTTCAAATGTTATAGTACAAGAATGGACAACAAATAGAAAATCTTACACGAATATTATAGGAGATGGAGTTTTAAATTTTACCAAAGAAGCAACTGATAATTTATTATTAATGTGTGCTAATCATAGTAAAATATTCGTAGCAAGATCATTTAATGAGAAGTTACCAGAAATGAAGATAGCTAATTTCTTCCCAACCGAAAATGATTTTAATATAAAACCTAAACAAACAATAAAATTCGATAAATATTCTTTTTACATTTGGAATTTTATTTCATGAACGCAGATGTTTTAAAATTAATAAATAATTTGGAAAAGTCACAATGGAGTTTCAAACCAGATTTTAATTTCATTAAAGATTTTAAAATTATGACAAGATCAGATTTACAAGATTTAAAAATGGAAAAAGGATATTCCACTTGTAAAAGTTCTGGATCAACAGGTGAACCAGTTTCAGTTGAAAAGTCATATTATGATTCTGTGTGGTTTGCTGCTAGTAATTTAAGAGAGATCATCTGGAGAAAATGGGATGTCTCTAAAAACATGGCAACAATTAAACCTAATATTAATATTTGCGATATGAATTCTTGGGGGCTTCAAGCAAAAAATCAAGGTAATGTATATTGCATGAATTATCAACCAATTTCAGTAATACAGAAGTGGTTAGAAGAAAAGAACCCACATTACATTAGTTGTTTGCCTTCTATATTAAAGCAATTAGATTTATCTAAAATTAGTAATTTTATAGATAGCAAAGGAACTGGAGAAAAAGGTGGTACAAATTATTCAAGTGAAGAATGTGGAACAATAGCAATTACATGCCCAGATAATAAAAATGTATATCATGTAATGGAAAACCATATCGTTGAAGTTGATACTGATGGAGGATTAATAATATCAACTCTTTCAAACAAATATATAAGAAGATATAAACATGGAGATCATATTGAATTAGGCACTTGTCATTGTGGTAGATCATTGCAAACTATAAAAACAATACAAGGTAGAACAAGGAATATGTTTATAATGCCAAACGGTGATAAAAAATGGCCTTTGATTGGAAGTTTAGAATTCGATAAGTTTGGTATTAAAAGATATAAGGCAATACAAGTATCAATAGATCAATTAGAATTACATATAATAGCTAATCCTTTAAATGATAGAGAAATTGAATTAATTAAATTAGTTCAAGATAAATTAGACAGTTCAATTAAAGTTAACATAAAATATGTTGAAGAATTTTTAGGTTACAAACATGAAGAATTCTTATGCTTGATTAACAATCAATAACAACTATATTGCCACTCTTGTTTACGCCTATATTATCTTTATGCAAATCATCACTACTTATACCAGCTTCTACTGCATTCACAAGATTATCAGTTTCTTTGTATTTTTTTAATATTTCAAGACCTTGTTTTGCGTAAAATTCTGATTGAGATGATAATTTCCATTGTATAACATCTATTAAAACTTTATATTCTTCTGAAATTTCATTATATTGTTTTTTTAAATACCCTAGCCAGTTAGTATCAACTTTTTCTTTGTAGCTTATAATGTAATTTTCTTCACCGTAATCTTCGTCATAGTAATCTTCTTCATATTGATGGTATACCTTAACCACACCTCCTGTTTCTTGTATTTCTTTTTCATTTATCTTCTTTTCGCATTCAGACTCTTCATTCCTCGCCACCCTTATTACTAAATTACGATCTTCTGTATTATATACTTTAGCATAAAATCCACCGTCTAAATAACTTGTTGGTTTTGCAAGATTATACTTTTCTGAAACACTTTTCGCTACTTTTAAAAATCGTTCCTCTTTTGTTCCTTTAATATCAGATAATGATTTCAGAGACATAACTGGTAATGGTTGAGGATTGTTTAAATCAATCTCTGTAGATTCAAATCTCATGAGCCAATTTCTAAATTTTAACATAATATATTTATGTGTTTAAATTTAAATTTATAAAGATAAATACCTCTATGAACTTTAAAAGCTGGCTATTATCTGAAGAAGAAGAAAAAGATATAAATCTATCTAATCCTAATTTGACTTCTACTATTCCTCCATTGAATACAAGTGTATCTAATCCAAAGTTGACTACAACTATTCCTCCATTAAATGCAAATTTATCTAATCCAAATTTGACTAATACTAAAATTTATAAGCTTGAACTTGCAAGTAACCAAAAAGTAAAAGCACTTGCAATCGAATACATTAAAGCTAAAGGATTTGCTAAATTACCTATTGAATTTAAGAATTTTTTACATAACAAAAGAAAAGCATACAAAGGCTACAAGAAGGCTGATGGTACAAAAAATTCAGACTCTGCTTGGTATCCTTCAGACATAGAAGTAGCTGAAAAAAATGGACTGCCAAACAATTGGATGGATTCTCAAATAGAAATAATAAAAAGTAAAAATGAACAAAAAAGTAATGATAGATTAGAAGAACTTGCAATCTATTATGGGAAAAATGGAGCAAGTCCTTCGAAACATACCTCTGATAAAAAAGATAAAAGTCTTGCCTTATGGCTAATTAATAAGAAAAGAAATCCAAACCCACATGAAGAATCAGATGATATAACTTGGGCAGATATGGTTGCATTATCTAAAAATTGGAATAAAGAAGATTTTCCTTACGAACTTCCAGGTAATTGGCGTGAAATAAAACCAGCAGGTGAAAAATCCCTTGGAGAAAAATTAGTAGCAAATATATTAAAAGAACTTGAAATTGAAAATGACACAGAACATAGAGATGACGCTTGTAAAAACAAGATATGTTTGCCATTTGATTTTTCGATTACACATAATGGAAAAAAATATTTAGAATTTCATGGTGGACAACATTATTATCCAGTATACTTTGGCTCAACAGAAGAAAAGACAGACCAAGAAATAGCAAAACATGCTCTTGATAAATTTGAATATATCCAAGGAAATGATAAAATAAAATACGATCATTGTGTAAAAGAAAATCTTCCATTTTTAGTAATTCCATATTGGTTATATGAAACCCCAGATATTATTAAAAGTAGAATTAAACAATTCTTGGAAACAAATGAATTTAACGAAACTTTTGCAATTCCAAATGTACCATCAGATTATAAAGTTAAACATGATAAAATATATGAAAATTTTTTAGCAAAATCAAAACCAGCAGAATTAAACCCAACAGAATTAGTTTACCCTACAAAAACATTTGAACAATTTTTAATTAATAAAATTCTTTAAAACTATAAATAAACTATGAACTTTAAAAGCTGGCTAGTAATCTCTGAAATGGCAAAGTCCTTTTCACCTAAATATCTTGAAACAAATAGTTTACAGGCTTTATCTGAAAATTTACCAGAATCTGATTTAAAAGCTAGATATAAAAGACTGGTATCTGAATGGGATAAAAAAAATAATACATTAACTCCTAGTGATGTAACGCCAGGAAGTAGGAAAATTATAAATTGGAAATGTGAAAAAGAACACACATGGCCAGCACCGCTTAACAATAGAACAAATGGTAGAAATTGTCCTACTTGTGCAAACAAAAGAATTGGCGATGATAATAGTTTACAGGCTTTATCTGAAACTGAATCAAATCCTGTTTTAAAAGCTAGATACAAAAGATTGGTATCTGAATGGGATTATGAGAAAGATGAATTTGGATTTAAAAATAAAAAAGATGACGGAGAACAGCTTACTCCTGCTGATGTAACCACCTCGTCTAGCAAAATGATAAATTGGAAATGTAAAGAAGGACACATATGGGAAGCAAGAATTGACAATAGAAAAAATGGTAAAAATTGTCCTGATTGTTCAATTACAAACAAAAGAATTAATAAAGACAATAGTTTACAGGGCTTATCTGAAAATGAATCAAATCCTGATAAAGCTAGATATAAAAGATTGGTATCTGAATGGGATTATGGGAAAGATGAATTTGGATTTAAAAATAAAAAAGATGACGGAGAGCAGCTTACTCCTAGTGATGTAATGCCAAAAAGTAACAAAATGATAAGTTGGAAATGCCTTGAAAATAAAACACACACATGGAAAGCACCGCTTTACAATAGAACAAACGGTAGTAATTGTCCTGATTGTGCAATTGCAAAAGCTTCTCTGAATAACCAAATAAAAAATGATCAGAACTTAAAAAATTTAGGTATTCATTTTAATGATAAAAAAAATCCTGACAAAGAAGATCCGCTACCAAACAATCCACTCAGTGACTTTCTATATCAGAAAAGAAAAGCATATCAAGACCTTAAAAATAAAACAAATTACACTAGTAGTAAATGGTACAAAACAGATAAAAAAGTTGGTGAAGAAGCAGGATTGCCAAAAGGTTGGTATTTACCTGTTGATAAAAAAGGCATTTCAAAACCTGCTAAATTAGTAGGAAAAATATTAAATAAATATTTTGATGATGTAGATTCTGAATATATAGATAAAGAATGCAATATCACAACTGGACAATGTTTTAGATTTGATTATTCATTCGAGTACGATGATCAAGAATATTTCGTGGAGTATCATGGAGAACAACATTATTATCCAGTATACTTTGGATCAAGAGAAGGTAAAACAAAACAAGAAATAGCAAAAGATGCTCTTAAACAATTTTTATATATTCAAAAAAATGATCGTAAAAAATATAATTATTGTTTAAATAAAAGTTTTCCATTACTTGTAATTCCATATTGGAAAAATGAAAATAACTTTGAAGATATAATTTTGAATTTTATAAGACACGATGATGAATTTGACGATTTGTTTGCAAATCCAGATGTACCAGATGATAGAAAAAAATATCACGATAAAATGTATGCTAAATATTTAGCAGAATCAAACCCAACAGAATTAGTTGAACCTACAAAAACATTTGAACAATTTTTAATTAATAAAAACTTTATAAATATATAAACTATGAACTTTAAAAGCTGGCTATTATTATCTGAAAACACAAACATTGCTCAATTATTAAAGCAATCCAATGATCCAATAATAAAACAAATTAAATCAAATGTAACAAAACTTGTAAATGCTTTCGCTCACAACATAAAAGAAAACATCAAATCCACTTTCATTAACTTTTATACTTGGAACTTTTATAATTCAAAAGAATCAAACTTTCAAACCCACATTTATTCCACTAAAGATTATTTAATGGCTAATTACCAAAAACTAAATTTAACCGATCCAAACTTCACACTTGAACAACTAACACAAGAATCAGATGAATGGCACGAAGAATTAGAAGCAAACCAAGCAATCCCAGCTAGAGAAGCTGAAACTTTTATAGATTTATCTCATTTAGGATCTCAATGGAAAGGCTGGCGATGGGTTTCCTTAGATCGTTATAAGTGCGAAATGGAAGCAAAAAGTGGTGGGCATTGTGGTAATGCTGCTGGTATAGAAGGAGATAACATCCTATCTTTAAGAGATCCGCAAAATATAGCAAATCTTACTTTTATCGAAAATAAAGGAATATTAGGCGAAATGAAAGGTATGAAAAATTCAAAACCATCTCCAAAATTTCATCAACCAATAATAGAATTACTTAAAAATGACAAAATAATAACCATCAAGGGCGGTGGGTATTTACCAAAAAATAATTTTTCATTAGATGATTTAAGTAATAAAGAAGAACTACTCAAATTAAAACCAGATTTAGATTTTGTAAACTATCATTCAAAACCAGAAAAAATAAAATATCTTACTGATGAAGACATTGAATATCTATTTGATAAAGCAAAAGACAAAGAAAAAATAGAAAATTTAGTTATTAAAAATAAACAAGATCTTTCCGATGACAATGTTCACCAGTTACTTAAAAATACAAAAAACACATACGAAATGTCAAAAATAATAATTAAAAAGAACCCACAACTTTCTGATGCTATTGTTCTTTATTTACTTGAATTTGCACATGACAAAGACGATATGGCTAAAATTATTTTAAATAACAAACCAACGATTTCTACTAAAGATGTTTCTACTTTACTTGATAAAGTAACTAACAAAGACGAAATAGCAAAATTAATCATTGAGAAAAATACAGAATATGGAAGTAATAAAGTTGTTAATGATAATAAAATTTATTACTTACTTTATCATGCAATTGATAAAGAAAGCATAGAAAAACTATTAGGAGCGTATAGCTTAAATAAGCTTTTTGATAGTACTGTTGCTGAATTTCTTAAATCTTCTAAAGATAAAGACAAAACGGCAGAAATAATCATAAAATACAAAACAAAACTTTCTAGTAACAATGTTTATAATTTGCTTCATTTTGCAAAAAGTAAAGCAAGTATAGCGAAACTATTAGGAGCATATAATATAAGCAATATTTATGAGTTTGATATTTCTAATTTGCTCCATTTTGCAATCGACAAAGACAAACTGGCAGAAATAATCATAGATTATAAAACAAATTTTGATAATGAGAGTGTTTATATTTTGCTTTATTATGCAGTTAACAAAGAAAATATAGCAAAGCTGTTAGGAACAGATAATATAAGCAAGCTCGAATTAACTTCTATTAATCGTCTGCTTGATTTTCCGAATGAATACATAAATAAATTCCCAGATAAACAAAAAATGGCACAAGTTTTAAATCACTATCACACAAAGAAAACACCAGAAATTCAAGAGCTAATAGATAAATACCTACATGAACTTTAAACAGTGGCTGACAAACTACTAATTTATAAAAAATCAGTAGTTCATTTTTATTATAGTTTTTTTATATATACCGATATGCAAAATTTTAAAGAATGGTTGCTAAAAGAATCGCTAATATATGACATGTTCGATCATATGTTGGATGATTTTGTAAAATATATAGATCCAAAAAAAGAATTAATCCAGTATGAATTGATAAACGATACGATTAAAAATCTAATTTCTAATGCAATTCACGAAAAAAGTCTTGAACCAAAAATTTCTGGGAGAACTCAAGTTTTGGAAGATAAAAATTGGTTTAGGTTTTCTTTAGGATTCTTTAAAACAAAACCAGACTTTAGATTAGAAGATTTAAAAAGAGCTATAGATGTTACTATAGAAATGATTTCAAATGGCAAAATAACTAAAAGAACAATTGGTTCAATAGGATGGTTTGGATTAGGAAAATTAGCTAAAAATAATATAATTGAAAAATCACAAGAAGAAAACAAAATCTCTAATACAAAAAATAAATTATTTTCAAAAAAAGGAATTACGATTGATGCAGATTCTAAGTACAAAAAACTAGTTGCAGAGCATGATGGATTTTCCTTGTATTATGTTCCACCTGTAGTAAATAATACTGAAGATGAAATAAATTCAAGACACAGAGTGTTTTGCTCTTTAGGTAGAAGCTCAGATTGGTGTACAGCTACAGCAACTGGTGATTATCATAAAGAATACAAATATGTACCAGTTTATATTCTTTTATATAATAATAAACCAAGATACCAGTTTTCTCTCAAAAATTCCCCGCCAACTATTGATGAAAAAGGAATAGAAAGAAAAAATGTACAATTTAAAGACAGTAAAGATAATGAAGTTAGTTTTTTGTTACCTCTTGAATATGATTTTTTAAAACAATCAATTCCAAAAGAAGTTCCTTTTCATAATTCAGATGGGAAAGAAGTAAAGCCTTTTAATAGATTTTTAAAATCTAAGCCTGATAATATAAGAGAATCTATAAAAGAACAATTAAAAGAAAATCCAATGGAAACTTTATATAACTTGAAACATATTTTAAGCATGAATTTAGAAAATCACAACGAGATCATAAATTTAACTTTAAATTATATTGAAGAAAACACAAAGACTTCTCTGGAAAATGATGTCTTTTATCCAATGATTGAATATTGGGATGGTGATAAAGATAACTTTGTGTTTAATCTAGCAAATAATTATTATGATAAAATCAAAAATCATAGTTGGTTTATAGATCAAGCAAATGAAATATTGCCAAAAGGAATTAGCATTTCTACTTTTGTAAAAATTACAAAGATTCAAGATGGCAATGGAAAAGTACTATTTCCGTTAGAAGTAATATGTAGAAAAATTATTTTAAATTGTTACGAAAACTGTGAAAAACAAATTTTTGAGTTTTTAAGTAAATTTGAGTTTTCAACAATAGAAAAAACATCTACTAATGAAGCTAATACAATTTTTGAGTCATTCCACAACAGCATCAGAGAAGAATATGTAAAATTTATAAAAGTTATAACCCCATATGACGCAGATAATATTTATTACTTCATCCAAAAGTCGCCAAGTCAAAAAGACTTCTTGGAATTATTAGAATTTGTTTTTGCAGATACATGGAATGAATACAATTGGAGCAATGTATTTGGAAATTATCATATACTTGAGTTGTTAAAAGGAGAAAACGAAAACTTTGACATTGTTGAAAATCCAGATGTGCTATTGCATATGCTAATTTGTGGGATTGATGGCAATGGAGAGAGTGGTGTTAGCAACTTAATTCATTATTCAGACAAAAATACATTAGCCAAACTTTGTAAAAATGGTGGTTTAAAAGAAATATTTGAAAATATTCATATTGATAGTAATAAAATAAAATACATCAATGCATTACATGGAAAATTTGAAGAAGAAAATAGTTGTGTGACTAATTTTCTTTCTGTTTTAGATGAGGATGCTTAATTTTAAAAAATAATCCAACAGCTTTAGAAATAGTTTCTTTTATTTGTACAAATAAAAATAAAAAAGCACTAGTTGAAGATGACTGTGATTCTAAAGATGCTAATGATTATTTGAAAAAATTTATTGATCTTTGTAATTAGTAAAATAAAAATGACCTTGTAAAGTTAAATTTACTACCATAAATACCTACATGAACTTTAAAAGCTGGCTATTAATAACTGAAGCAAAGAAATCAAGCGACATTGCCAAAGAACTTCTCGGCAACGATGATTTATTTAAAAAAATAAAATCTATCATTCCAACAAATATACCAGAAAAATTACAAGGTCAATTACTTCCCATCGCTGCATTCTACTACAACCAAGAAGAGCCACAAATTGTGGTTCTAAAAGACTACTTGGAAGATTATGCCAATCTTGTAAAAAACCAAAAAATGAACATCATTACAGTAAAAGATGACCTTACTGTTGATGGCGATTTTAAATCTTTTATCCATTGGACTGAAATAATTGATGTTTTAACCCATGAAGGCAAAGTTATCAATACACCAATACAAGGCGATCTTGAAGGCCAAGAAGTAATCGAACATTCACCAGACCTTAAGATAAAGGTTTATCTGGCAAACTCAGCAAATCAATGTATCGTACTCGGCAAAGGTGAATCTTTCTGTATATCAAGACACGGCCCACATAATATGTTCCAAACTTACAGAGATACTAAAGTATCAACTTTCTACTTCGTTTATGATAACACAAGAACTGATGACCTTGCAATTACTGTAGTTGATGTAACAGAACATGGTATTGAACTTACAGATCGAAAAAACGACACAGCAAAAACTATGCAAGATCCTTATCAAACTACACCAAAAAGAATAACATCAGACCCAGATTTATACTTTAAATATTTAAAAGAAAAAGGAATTGATACAACTGTATTCAAAAATATACCAAAATCACCAGAAGAAGAAGCTGAACAGGCAAAATTAGGTAAAACAAATTATAATTTAAATTGGTTTAAAGCACTATCACCAATAGAAAAATCTAATTACATAGGAAGAGTACATAGACTTTCAGATCCTCAATTTGATTATATACATGATAACAATATTGCTTCATTATTAAAACAATATGTTAAAACTGGTTTGAAACTTGAAAATTATCAGCTTAAAAAAGTTATTGCTAAAAAAGAATTAAAAGATATTTATCTGCATAATAGATTGATATTAGATAGACAACATGAAGATCTTTCTAAAGAAGAATTTAATTTATTTACACCAAAACAACAAGAAGAATTTTATAATGTTACTGATGAATTAAAAATTCACAAAGCTCTTCAAATTGAAGACTTTTCTCTAGTAACAGAATTGATCGAAAAAGGACAAAGCGTCCCATATTATGCTGCTGGTCACGCAATAAAGGCAGATAGACTTGACCTATTAAAATATTTTGTAAAACACGGCATTATATTAGATTCTTCTAATCCAATTATGTATGCAGTAAAATATGGCAAACTTGATATTTTAAAATACTTGATTGAAGAAAAAAATATTAATGTACTACACAGTGATATTGAAGATGCTTTTAGACAAAATAATATTGATATTGTAAGATACTTAATTGATGAAAAAAATATCTCAATACCTTATAACGCTGTTAGTATTGCAGCAATGCATGGAAACCTTAATGGTTTAAAATATTTGATTGATGAAAAAAAGAAAAATATCACATCTGGCGATGTAAAATCTGCAAGTCTTTCTGGAGAACTTGATGTTTTAAAATACTTTTTTGATGAAAAAAGTTTTATACTACAACCAAAAGATTTCCCATTTACTATCAATAATGCAAAAACACAAACAGTTAAAGATTATTTAATACAAAAACAAAAAGAACAAAATAAATAAACTATGAACTTTAAAAGCTGGCTATTAATCTCTGAAAGTATACATGACCCTTTTAAAGAAGCAGAATCTAATCAATTAACTCAAAAGTTATGTGATTGGATAAAAACCCACAACAGAAATCCTTCTAAAAAAACATCAATACTTGGTGGTACTCATACTACAAGCGGTGAAATTTCTTATAATATTGATTCAGAAGAAGTTATGCTAGCAGACTTCTTGCAAAGCAGAAAAACTGCTAAAATTATTAATATTAATTATTTCCCAACAGATGAAGATATCTTAGATAAAAACAATATGTCTGGCTTGTTTGATTCTAAAAATTCTAATCATGAACTTGCTCGTGAACTTGCAAGTAACCAAAAAGTAATAGAACTTGCAATAAGATACAAAGAACTTGGAACTGGAGAATATCCTGCTGAATTTAAGAATTTTTTAAATAAAAAAAGAATCGCATACCAAGACTTAATTAATAACATTAAATCAAGATATACTTGGTATCCTTCAGACATAGATGTTGCCAAAGAAAATGGACTACCAGATAATTGGATGGAAAGACAAAATGAACTAATGAGCAATCAAAAAGTAAAAGCAATTGCAATAAGATATAAAGAACTTGGAAAATATCCTGCTGAATTTAAGAGTTTTTTAAATAAAAAAAGAATGGCATATCAAGACTTCATTAATAACATTAAATCAAAACATACTTGGTATCCTTCAGACATAGATGTTGCCAAAGAAAATGGACTTCCAGATGATTGGATTGAGCTTCAACCTGAATTAAAAAGCAACAAACAAACAAAAGAACTTGCAACAAGATACAAAGAACTTGGAAAATATCCTCCTGAATTTAAGAATTTTTTAAATGCTAGAAGAGCAGCATACCAAGACTTCATTAATAACACAAAAAATGCAACCAATGTTTGGTATCCTTCAGATATTGAAATTGCTAAAGAAAATGGACTTCCAGATGATTGGATGCTTAAACAAAGATAAACTTAACAAATAATTGTAAATAAACTATGAACTTTAAACAATGGCTAATACTATCTGAAAATATAATCGTAAAATGGCAAAAAGATGATGCTGTTTTGATTCCTGCTAAAGATGTCATTTCTTTTGATTTTTATTATCAATGGGATAAAGGACATTCTGAATACTTTATAGCTGCTTTTAAAGCTGAAAAAAATGGCTACTCTTCAATTGGTGCTAAGTCAACTCATGTAGGCATAATTAGAAATTCTCCCCTTCATGCTGGTTCAGGAGCAGATTATGGGTTTATTAAAAACTTAATACAAATAATTCAAAAAAATGGATTAAAACCCATTCCTTATAAAGAAGAAGGTACATTCATTGATAAACATATTTCTAATGCTGAAAAAGAAATAGGACAAAAACTTGATGTAGATCTAGTAAAAACTGGCTTTACAACTGGCCAAGAATTACCTGATTTTGAACTAGGACAATCTGCCACTCATCAATTGACAAAAAGTGTTTCTGTTTCTAGAGCTACAGGATCATGGGCACAATTCTTTGAAACTATTGATGCAACATCTTTAATTAATAAACTTGTAGATTTTATGGAACAAGCTGCAAAACCTTTGTTAGATAATGATCTGCTAGACTTTATTGAAATTATTAATAGAAAAAGCGGAAACCACAGAACAATTTATTCTTCTAAAGGTAAAAAAGATTCAGAAGACTGGAAGGCTAATAATATTAAAGCTGTATCTCAATTAAAATTTTATGTTGATAAATACTTAACCAATGCTCCTTTTTTAAAAAAAGAATTACTAAAAATAATAAACATAGAAGGATCTAAAAATGCAGATAAATGGTTCGGGGCAAAAGCAGTACCTAAAGATTATGCGTTACCATTAGATAAATTGTTTGAATTAAACAACAACTCATATGCAGAAGATAGTATTATTGATGCGTTTCTTAAAGCAATAAATAATCAAGATAAAATAGAACAATTGGAAATTCTATCAAAAAATCAAAACCTTGATTCCGTTTATTATTTAAAGAGTTATTTTTGGGCTAACGAATTCTATGAAGATATGTTTACATCTGATAATATTTTTAATTATCTTATTAATGTTTATGAAATAGTTGTTAAACATGGAAAAGCACTTAAGTCTGCATTACAAGAACATTTTGATTACTTCTTGAAAAATATCAAAGAATCATTAGAAGAAGCTTTATCTGATAAGCCTTTTTTAAGCAAAAATAATATTAAATATTTATCAGAAATAGCTCCTGTTATAGGACTTAAAATTTTACAATAAATAAACTATTTTTTTAATACTTCAATTACACTTTCACATACACCATTATAATCACTTTTTAAACTAGTAACCTTGCCAACCCATGTACTATCTTGAAACTCACGCATCCACTGCGGAGTTGGTAATTTAACCTCGCTACCTATCTTTACTGGCTTATCACACATGTAAGTGTACTTATTGTTTATTATTATCTTTTTTAACACAGGCTTTTTCAACACAGGCTTTTTCAACACAGGCTTCTTCAACACAGGCTTCTTCAGCACAGGCTTCTTCAGCACAGGCTTCTTCAGCACAGGCTTCTTATTTGCTTTCAATTTTCCAATCGAACTTTTACATTTATCTGAATTAAAAAACCAAGTTTGAAAATGAGCTTCAATATCTGGTGGAAAATAGATAACTTGCACTTTGAAATCTTCTACTTCTTCTTTTTTAATGCCTTCTAGTATTTCATACCGTTTATAATTAATTGGTAGATTTTCAGGGGCAAGAGATTCGTATAAAAAGTCCTTGCCTTTATGTTTAAATGTAATAATCTTTTTTACAATCTTGTTATATGTGCAGTCTGATTTCTTTGCCATGTTAAATTCCTTTAAAAAATATGACAATTTATTTAATTCCAAAGTAAATATAATAATTCTTTTATTAAAAGCAAGAATTATTTTGTAAATAACTATTTAATAATTAAGAAAGTAAAATATTGTCAATTCAAAGCACCTTTACAAACATAGAAAAAGAATATTTTTTAAAAAAATTAAGTTCATCTTTTTCATATCTCGAATATGGGATTGGAGAAAGCACAATACTTGCTTTTTTAGAACCATCAATTAAAATTATTCGTTCTGTTGAAACAGTACCTATGTATATAGAAACAGTAAATGCAAGTTTAAATTTCATTGATAAAGATGTTAAAATTGACTATATCGATATTAATTCAGATGATAATAATTGGGGATACCCAATAAGCATAAGCAAAATAGAAAATTGGTCTTTGTATCAACAATATTGTGTTGGCAAAAGTTTTAATCTTTGTTTGATAGATGGCAGATTTAGAGTTTCTAGTTTTATTCATACTTATATAAATGCTCCTGTTGGTTGCACTTTGTTAATACATGATTATCCAATTGAAAATACAGGAAGAAATTATTATAAAGAAATTGAAAAAATAGCAAATAAAAAAGAACAAGTTGATTCTTTTGCTATGTTTTATAAAGATGAAGATTTAAATGAAGATTTACTTCTAGAAGCAAAAGAAATAATAAATATACATACTAATGATCCAAGATGATTTTATTTGATTGGTAAAATTTAATATGAATAAAAGTAACATTTATTAAAATATAAATAATATATAAATTATTAATTTTATGGAAATAAGTAAGTAGTAAATTTATGAAAAATACAAGAACAAGAACAAGAACAATATTTTCTCTTGATAGTGGTGGTTCTACAACAGAAGCACCAACTACAACTACAACAACGACTACAACAACGACTACAACAACGACAACAGAAGCACCAACGACAACGACTACAACAACGACAACAGAAGCACCAACTACAACGACTACAACGACTACAACAACGACAACAGAAGCACCAACGACAACGACTACAACAACGACAACAACGACAACAGAAGCACCAACTACAACGACTACAAC